AAATTGGATTAGATTTAATTCAATTGGAGACTACAACGCTTACTTAGCTACTCACAGTGCAGAGTATGAAGCAGATAAGGCTGCCAAGCTACTAGCACAGCAAAAACTAGAAGTGTGGCAAAGGATTAAAGAGTATCGTGACGACCACCAACTTCGAGGATTCCAGGTTGGTGGAAACTGGTTTCACTCGGACAATCCATCGCGTATTAAGTACATTGGATTAATGATGATGGGAGCAGGAATTCCAGCTAACTTGCAATGGAAAACGATGTCTGGGTCTTTCGTTACAATGACACAAACACTAGCAGGACAGATATTCGGTGCAGTTGCAGCATTTGATTCCGATGCATTTATTAATGCAGAAGTACATAAGGCTGCAATGCAAGCATCTAGCGATCCACTTAACTATAATTATACTACTGGATGGCCCGCAGTATACGGAGAATAGCACAATGAAATATGAAGTATATTTAGCTTATTCAAATAGCTATACAATACTTAGCCCAATAATAAGAGCTATAGAGGGTTCTGAGTATAGCCATATTGCTATATTTATAACTCCTGGGGAGCCAACAGACGATTCTATGCTTATAGAGTCAACTATCTCTAGGAATGGCGTAAATATATCCACGCTAAGGGCATTTAAAGAAAGGTCTAGCGGATGGAAAATTACAAGGCTCCATTTTCAGATAGATGATTTTGATAAATTAAGATACTTTGCCCTCTTAGAAGAAGGCAAAAAATACGACCTAACTGGAGTTATTGGGCTAGGCTTCAAAAGAGACTGGCAAGAAAACGATAGATGGTGGTGCACAGAGCTTGTAGCGTACATATTACTTAACCTGGGCTTTAAGGTCACAGAAAGTAATAATGTTCACAAGATAGGAACAAAGAATTGCCAAGATTGGCCACAAGCTGAAATAGACAAATCGTAAATAACGGCCCTTAATTGGGCCGCTTTTATTTAAACTTGCCAGTATTTATAAAATGCAACGACTGCCTAGCAACCGCCTCGCTCCACAACATGTTGAAATGATCGACATGCAAGCATATTGTATCTCTAGCTTCTCCTAATATATTTTCCCTCATCATAACAACGCCGTCGTGAACAGATTCGTTATCGAGAATTAACTTTCCAAGACACATCAATGGATTCCATTTTGTTGTTATCCTATTCCCTATTATTACGCCTACATCGGAAGATGTATTACCTAAGTCGTTAATAGACTTGGATTTGTAAGACAATTCTTCTATTATAGGTAACAGATTTAAAATGCTAAATTTATCAAGTATTTTAGTCGCAAGAATCGCACCATTATGAGGAGTACCAAGTGTCACTATTTTCCATATTCTACATGTTATCAATTGCGATCTTGATACTTTTCTTGCTATTAATCCACCCAGTGAGTGTCCAACGAGACAGACATAATCGGAGGACAAGAAAAGACGATTAATCTCAGATATAATGTAGTTGGATATTCCTTCTATACTGGAGTCTAGAGAGCGGTAAGATATTACGTGAGTCTTATATTCAGAATTGATATCGAAATATCTCTTCAAATAAGACATAGTTATGCCATGGCTACCAAGGCCATGAAGAAATACAACGTGCTTCATATAGTCCCCTTTTGATTATATATGCATATGTTAAATAATATAAAGACAGGAAGCAATAGCCATGACTAGGCAGTCAATAGATTTTAGCTATAACGAAAAAGTAAAAGATATCTTTGCTAAAGCTAAAGAAGTAAGAGAGTCTAATGCACAAAACACAGTAGCTATATCAGCAACACCAGCAACACAAGTAAGGACAATAACACCAGGCAAGAATGTGGGGCTTGGGGGCATAAAACTAAAAGAAGACGGCACAATAACAAAGACGGCATATTTAGACTTATTAAATATACAGTCTGATAAATACGACCACCTTGAGTTTTCTGACGATGAGATATTAAAGATATCTGGACAACTAAGAAGATATACCACTGGAATAAATGCATCAGTGCCATTGATATGCAGCGGCGACATATGCGCCTTTAAGAGCAACTGCCCATATCATCAAATAGGCAAAGCGCCAGTAGGACAAGACTGTTTGCTAGAGGCACAATTGATACATTACTGGACAGAACAATACCTCAATGAATTTGACGTAGACCCAGCAAGTGTTACTGAAATGCATATGGTTTCTGAGTTGGCAGAATTCAATATTTACGAAATGAGGATAACAAAATACCTAGCAGAGCATCATCCTACGTTAATGCAAGACGTAGTCACTGGAATAGATGCCAATGGCAACGTACTCCAGAACCAAGAGATATCTAGGGCATTTGACCTAAAAGAAAGAATAAAGAAAAATAGAATGAAGGTATTAGAGTCATTAATGGCTACTAGAAAAGACAAGGTTAAGATAATTGCGGCGATATCAGAAAAGGACAATTCAATGTCTAGGCTAGCAGATCTAAAAACCAAGATAGACGATTTAGCTAGCAAGATGAAGCAGTCCAAAATAATAGATGGCGAATCGAGGTCAATATGACAGCTAATAGAAAAAATGTTTACTTCAATAAAAGCAAAGGTGGAACCGGCAAATACAGAACAGGAACATTCTTTTCTAAAAAGAATAATAGTAATTATATTTATAGGTCTGCATATGAATATGCATATTTAAATAAGCTAGAAATGGACGAAGACGTAATTAGCTTTGTGGTAGAACCATTTCAAATACCGTATAGAGATGACTATAATCACAAAAGAACATACAAACCAGACATAGTAGTTTTAAGGAAAAGTGGCGAACTAGAAGTAATAGAAATAAAGCCAAAGTCTATGCTGGTTAATACAAAAGTACAAAGGAAGGCAGCGGCAGCAAGATCATTCCTTAAGATGTATTATAGGACACATATCATAAGCTATAAGTTTATTACCGAAGAAGACATATTTGAAAACTATAGCGAATACCTAGAGGTTCTAAAAACAATATGATTGACCGCAGCAAGTTAGCATCACTAGATATAGAAACATCAGGACTGAATAGTAAGTCACCATCTTTCTTTACCTGGGCTGTAGGTGTTGCTAAATTTGATCCACAAGACCCAGACAAAACTACCGTTTGGGAAAGGCTGTACAATTCTGGTAAGACAGAAGCCGAGACTAGAAGAATTTTTGGTGAAAATAAGTTTAACGCCAATCGTTTAGCTGAAGGTGTATTCGATGGATATCTAGGTCAGTTCGGTGCTCTTAGTGGTCAAAAAAGCATAGTTAAAGATCTAACGGCACAGCTATCTGGTGTAAATAATCTTGTTATACAAAACTCAAACTTTGAAAGAAGAGTGTTTGAAGAGCTATATAAAATATCTGATCCCGCAGACGTAAAAGCATTCTCTGATTTATTTGAGTGGAAGTATGCCGACTCTGGTCTTGCATATATGGGGCCAGATCCATATATACTAAACCAGAAAAACCAAGGACAGTTAAAGATATCTGAATTCTTAAAAGACCAGTCTAATACTGGCCTATTTGATGACGCCACAAACATATATGAAGATATCATGAAAAAGTATAAGGATGTTCTTGATAGACAAGGAGGAAAGATACAGGTTGTAGAGCAGATGGATGCGACAAAAGGATTGTTGCTAAAGGCTGCCAAAATGGGCTATATAGACAAACAGTATATAGGAATAGGCTCTTCGCAAGAGTTTCTATCTAAGATGCTGCTAGATCTTGATGAGGCGCATCTAGCTGGCTCTGACGCAGATCAGCAATTACGTACATCAATGGATAATATATTCAAGATGTACGACGAGCTAGGTTCTGGTAATGTGTCTGCAAAAACAGAGACTCTCCTAAAAAAAATATCAACGGGTATGAAAGACGGAGGTGTATCACAGTTAAAAAGAGGCCTAAGAAAGGCGATAGATGACGCAACATCTCAAGCGGGATATAAGATATATGACGCACCATCTGCAACAACAAACGATGTAACCCAGAAGTTTGTAAATTCAGCAGGGCAAGAAGTAGAGGTGACAAGGTCGTTCAAAACATCAGGCAGGACAACAAATAATGTTAACGAAGCAATAGCTGATACAGTTAGAAGATATCAGGGTGTAGACATAGGTATTGATCTTGATAATCTAATGTCAAGATTAGCAGATGAAACCACTATAGATGGTAAACATAAGCTGGTAGACAATCTGGCTGCAGATAAGCGTGTATTTAAAGCTTCTCGTAATATTAAGATAGCAATGGGTGCGGCGCTATTAGGCACTACCCTTATTGCGATGGAAGAAGATAACTCTAAAAGAGATATAGCAAAAATAAAGCAGAAAAAGGATGTGAATAGACAACTATCGCAATCTGTAGAGAATAATGTAAAAATGTATTCTAAACCAAGAATATCAATACCTAATTATCACGGTTCCGGATTTGCAGACTGGAACGAAAGAACTGGACATCATGAGTATTAATTATGTCAGATAAATTATCAGATGCAGATGCCGCCTTACTAAAAGGTAAGAAGAGAGCAGACTATTTTAGAAGATACAGAACTGCTGGGGCTAATGAAGTAAAAGACTTTTCATTAATGGGCAGATATGGCCAGGCAACAGCAATGGATCACCTTAAAAGGGCCGCTTCATTCTCTCTTGGTTCTGGTGCAGTATGGGAAAACACGTTAAACGCATTAGGGCAAGTTACAAAGCATCAGCAGAATAGCTGGCTAGGAAGATCGATAATACCAGCATCGGGCGCCTATTTTACATTTGACGCACTATCTACTGGAGACTATGCTGGATATGCAGGGTTTGCAGGAGCAGAGATCGCCGGCATGACCGCATTTAGGCCAGGCAAGGAGATAGGCCATGCTTTCGCTAAAGGCGTACTAAGGATGGGCCCTAAGTCGTCATGGGCATTTGGTGCACTAACTGGGGCCGCTGCAGGTGTGGCAGCAGGTGCAGTAGTTGGAGGCGCAGTATATGGTTTAGCTCAAATAGGCTCAAATGAAAACTTTATACAAGACGCAAAAATGATGATAACTAAACCGTTATTTAAAACACAAGGAATGCAAACCCAGAATACAATGAGCGCAAGACAAAGGGCGTTGAGCAAGCTTGCAAAATCAGGACTCAACGACAGAGGAAGTCTTTTAGGCAGTGAGTCTATGATACTCCGTAATTTACTATAGGAATAATATGACTAATATTATAGGAAAGTTTGATAGTGAAACAGGGAACGAAGTTAGAAACTTTGCGCATATCCCGTGGGAAGAATATTTAGCATCAAAGAAATATGATAAAAATATAGACAATATGTGCACAAACTGCATAAAGGAACAGAAGGCAAAGTACGGAAAGATCACAGTAGAATGTAGCGGACCATTAACAATAGACAACATGGTGCCAGAGGAAGTCAGACATGTATTGTCTACTGAAGAACTTCAGTTGCTTAGAGAGGCATATAACCCATACGAATGGGCAGAAAATAATATAGATGTCAAAAATAAAGATAAGAAAGAAAGGCTTTTTAGCAAAAGATGGTATCAGAATCAATATACAAACTGCTCAAGCAAAAGGAAGACGATAAGGTCTGGGCGAAGAATTGGAAAGGCGCTGTCGGTAGACACTCCAATTCCGACACCAGATGGATTTGTGCTATTACGCGACATAAGGGCAGGAGACTTTGTATTAGATGAAAACGGTAATCGCACAAGAGTAACGATGGCCACAGACATAATGTATGATCACGAATGCTATAACGTAGTTTTTAGTGACGGGACAAGTATTGTGGCAGACAAAGAACATCTATGGGTTGTTGAAAATTATGCTATTAGAAAAAATAATTCCAAAATCAAAACAAAGAAAATAGAGCCAATAACTGCAACTACAGAATATATAGCCGGCAATCTTCTTGCGTCAAATATGAACAAATTTAATTTCTCAGTGGCAATAACTGCGCCTGTAGAGTTTGCGGCACTAGATATAGCGGCAATCGACCTGTATAGCCTTGGTGTAGAGATAGGTTCAATTTGTGCCTCTAGTAGCGCAACAATGGAAAGCTATAGTCTGTATGATAAATATATATTTAGCTCGCTAGAGCAGAGGGGCGATTTGCTTGGAGGGATAGTTAATTCAATAGGCTCGCAAAATAGCGGAGGAGTTAAGATAGAAGGGATAAATAAATATGGAGGCAGTTTTATATCTAGTATCGCGGGCTCTTTGGGTCTTTCTACGTCAATAGAAAATACCGACGAAACTTATTGTGTCACGATACATGGATATGGCAGCAACGTTGAGTCATACAGAGGTAAATACAAGCTTATTACTTCAGTAGAAAAAATAAAGTCGGAGCCCGTAAAATGCATAGCGGTTGATTCTAAATCTCATTTATTCTTGGCCGGTAAAAACTTTACAGTAACGCACAATACTTTCGGAGTAGTCCTTTCTCTATTGCATAGAATGCTTACAAACAATAATTATAATATTCTTGTTGTAACACCATACGACTCTCAGTCGGAAGAGGTCTTCACCACCATGAAGAAGCTGTTAATGAATCTTGAACAGCCATATGACTCAATCGTAAAAAGAGCAAAAGAGTCTCCTTATTATATAGAGCTAAGAAATGGCTCAAGGATGAAAGCGTTTACTGTAGGTAATAGTGGCGGCGGACAGATCAGGGGACAGCCTGCTGATATATTATACGTTGACGAAGCAGATCTATTAACACAGAAAGACTTTAACTCTATCTTAGCAATTATGCTAGATAAGCCAGACACAGAGATGTGGGTATCATCGACCCCAGATGGGGAAAGACAAATGTATAAGTTGTCTCAAGATGAAGCATTCAAAGAGTTTCATTTCCCATCTTCTGTATTGCCGCATTATAACGACAAGATAGATAGAGACTTAAGAAACCAGTCTGATGAAATGGGATACGTCCAAGAGGTATTGGCTGAGTTTGGTGCATCAAGACTAGGCGTATTCCAGAAGTATTATATCGACATGTGTACCAAGCTTGATTATACAATTACACAAGAAGATATTTTGGCAAGAAGAGGCGACTTCATTATAACAATGGGTTGCGACTGGAACCATGATCAAATAGGAACAAGGATATGCGTTCTAGCATACGATAAGAAGAACAATGTGTTTTCTATAGCTGAAAAGGCTTCAGTATCAAAAGAAGGCTGGACTCAAACAATGGCCATGGAAAAGATAATACAGCTAAACAGAAAGTATAGATTCGAAAAGATATATATAGACGAGGGATATGGCGCCACTCAGGCAGAGATGCTAAAAGGTTTTGCTATAGAGCAGTTTGGTAAACTTCCAAAGAATCATCCAGACTTATACTTATCAGAACTAAGAGCTATCAACTTCTCTTCTAAGATAGAAATAAAGGATCCGTACACAGGACTAGATAGCAAGAAAGACATTAAGCCATATATGGTAGAGACGCTAAACAGGCTAATAGAGAAGATGGTGCTCAAGCTACACACAGATGAAGACAAGAAACTAATAGAGCAACTGAAAGGATATGAGGAGAAGCGTGGAGTGACCGGAAGGCCGACATATTATGCGTCAAATACAGCTGTAGGAGACCATGATCTAGATGCCTTAATGTTGGCGGCACTAGCGTACAACTTAGAGTTCTCAGAAATATTTGCAAATCTAAGAACAGAAATAGCGATCAAGGTTTTATCACAAGAAGACATTCATGGTGCAAGCACCACTCATCTTAGACCTTCTGCCGCATATGCAGGAAAGAATAACGATGGGCTTGAAATAAGAACCAGAAAGAGAGAGAATTGCAGTCCTAAATCCAGAGTTCTATACGTAGGCGCAAGGAGGCAAGATGACAATAATGGTGAAGATAATGATATAATGAGAACTTCATCACTACTGTATGGGAAAGGAACATTACTTAAAAAGAAAGGTAAAAGGGCTCAATTTTAAAAATGATAAATATTATAAACAATGCTTATGACGGAATGATATCTGGATCAACTGTTTCAGACGTAGGTCTTTGCTATTACGACAACTTCAGTGAAACAATAATGGAGCTGTCTAGCATTGCAGTAAACGAATGCTCTATACATCCATTAGCTCCAGTAATCAGGAAGTATTACTTGGTTATTAACGCCCCTACGCAAATAGGGAGCGTTATCATATCTGCTACATGTAACAATATTGCCAATGTTGGCGCAAAGATAATAATAGGAGAGATAGCCCCACAACTATCGGATTTTGATAACTTGATATTCTATAACGAAGCAAAGATATTAAACCCGGTTCACGGTCATCTTATCCCAGTATGGGTATACATAGAGCAGCTTATATCTTCAAATATACAGTCTGTACTAAGCATAGAATTAACGGCAGAATAATATGAGCGACAAGGAAGATGTTTTAAAAGAACTAAAGACCATACAGTCCCAGCTATATGCTGGGCTAAAGGACATACGTATAGCAATAAATGCAGATAAGAATCCTGAAGTAATAGAGGCTATAACCGCAATATACGGAGAAGACTTTATTGCTGGAATGCCAACGGTATCATTTGATATGTACATACAGTGTATGGAAATAATCAAGCAGGCAGGCAAAGATAAAGGCGATCAGCTTACTGGCGAGTACCTCATATGACCATCATATCTACGCCTAGCGTTCAAAGCGAACAAAGAAGGGCAGATTTGTATAAAAGAATTTATCAGTATGCTGCCACCGATTTTGTCAACTACAAAGACATGTATGACTTCATAAGAGAGTTATTTATTTATATAAATACTATAGAGCAAAAGCTCACGTCTCTATTTGGAATACTGCAGAAGCATACACATAAGATAGCGCCGCATACTCACAATATATTGCCGCATTTTCATATCTCTGGTAAGCCAGGTGATCCAACATCTCCTATGCCATTAACAACATTAGTTAATGCTCCAGTGGAAGGACTGTTGCCTACTCAATTACCAAGAATAATATGGACTAGAACAAGGCTTCCTATCACCTTGATAAATACAACCACGGCAATAACCAATATTAATAACAAGGTGATAGTTAGTAAAAACACAAGCTTAGAGTCATCAGAGGTTGGAATAGGCAAGGTAAGAGCTGCTCCAATACCAATATTATTAGTTCCTAGCATACCAGAATATATAAAGGGAGGCGTATTAAGTGCCATTACTGGATAGAAATAGCGCAGAAGCAGAACAGGCATACTATTATGCAAATGTAATAACAGGATTCTTTGCATCTGAAATAAGAAAGAATGGTTGTCTTACGCCTATACCAATAACCCTATATCATGAGGCAGATGGTCATATATCTCAAATAGAAGATATCGATGAAATCGTAAATGCTCCAGATCAGGAAATATATAAAGCAAAAAATAATGCTAAAAATGTATACTTAAAAGATCCTCTATCTGAAGCTATAAAAAGGTCTATTGGTCAAAACTGCCTGAGCTGCAAGCCGAGCTTGCCAAAGATAGCATTTACAAACACGTTAGATGACACTATCAATAACGCTTTAAATTTTATAGACAAGCTAAAAAAAGGTGGGACTCTAGATATAAATACCCCATCTATAGCATTTACGCTTAATTCTTTTTGTATACCAGACTTGCTTAGCTTATTGGCTGTGCTTATTGCAGCATTGGCAAAAATAGCTTTTGCCTTAGACTTTAGTAAATTCAATATAATGTCATTTATTATGGCAATAATAGGCAAGTTGCTTGCAATACTTTCAAAGTTTGCAGAGGTGTCTTTAAAGATTTCTCTGTCTCCTATAATGTGTATCATAGACGCCTTAATACAGCTGTCCACAACTGTCGGCAAAACAGCAGAAGGCGTTGGAGATCAGATAAAAAAGGCAAAAAAAGAATATGCAGAAAAAAGCATGAGGGAAAGGGCAAAATCTTTAGCCAAGAAAGTAGAGGGCGCTGTAGACATAAGGTTTATGGGCGAAAGCGTTACCGCCTCATCTATAAATAAAGATAGCCAGCAGAAGATACAGGATATATCAGATGGCATAAAGAAAGAAGATAGCAACAAAAGTGATATAAGTAAATTTGCAGAAGAGCTACAAGAACTAAAAGACGTTATAGAGCTTGGCGTAAAATCGATAGAAGACACAATTATTGATGTTTTTGGTATATCGCAGTATATGTTATGTGAGTCGGCTAGATGTACTTCTAGGGCGTCAGATGATTACGATGGCATAATGAAGTTTATATCATTAATAAATCTCATAAGATCAATAATAAAAAGAAAAACTAGAAAAATTGCCTCAAACATCACAAGGTCAGGAAGCTACGAATCAGTAGACCCAAGTAGTGCTATCCTGTCAAATGATGAGATATATTCAGCTATTGCTGAGGCAATAGGTAGAAACCTAGAGATAGCAGAATCTGACGGCTCGGACATAGGGATAATAATAGGTAAGCCTATAGACGATATAAGTGTCAAGCCATTAACTATATTTGGTTGCAACCTTGGAGATATTATTCAGGACTCGCATCTAAATGTAATAATAAAGGACGCAAAGGAGTTTGCAGAAGGCCATCTTATAGGCAAGGGCAATGATCCAACATACGTATCTAGGCCACTAGACAATATATCTACAAATACAGATTTTATTCCATTAGACATAGACAATAATCTAAATGATGTTATAAAAAACATATTCTCTTTCCTTAACGTAACCAATCCATATGTAGACGGGGAAGCTCCTCCTCTATATGATAGTCAGCCTGGAAGCATAGCCGACAGAGCAGAAGAGTTAAGGTTAAAAATAAAAGAAAACAGACTATCATTAGAAGAGTCGGCAAACCTTAGGGATTCGCTAGATGACCTTCTTGGAAACATAGGCAATATTAGGATATAACGCATGACAGAAATAATACACTCTACAAATATGGCTAAGGCCAAGCTGTCAAACAATGACTTCAAGGTCAACAGATTAAAGACCGTAAAAAATCCATCTTTGTCGTTCTTTGGTCCAACTGGAGACTATGCGAGAAGTACATATTGGCAGTCACACGCATATGATCTATATGAGTACTCAAGAATAATAGACACAGAGGCATTCGCAACTAGGGCTTTCAATAAGAAAACAACCCTTATGTTTAAGGCCGGATATTCTTTATCTTCTGAAAATGAAAAGAATGCAAAGTATATAAAGCAAAGACTTCAAGAGATAAGCTATGTCACCGGCAAGCCTTTCGATATATTCCTAAAGGAAACAGCGTCTAATCTTATTACCTTTCATAATGCATATATAGTGAGAGTAAGAAAAACAGAAGCCAGTGGTGGATTGCCAGTAAACATAAGAGGAAAGATGGTAGACCCAGTAGCGGGTTATTTTAATCTACCTCCAGAAACTGTACAGTTAAAAATAGACAAGTACGGCAAAGTAATGAAGTATAGACAATATATCTCAGCTACGCAGTATGTAGAATATAGCCCAGAAAATGTTATTCATTTATACTTTAATAAAAGAACCGGATTCTTAATGGGCACTCCTCCATTGGAGTCTGTAAAAGATGATATCTTGGCTCTAAGAAGAATAGAAGAGTCTGTTGAGACACTTATCTATAAAAGTCTATTTCCAATTATTCACGTAAAGGTTGGAACAGATAAGGTTCCAGCAAAAACATTCCCTGATGGTAGATCTGAAGTTGACATGGCAACAGTCCAGTTGAAGAACATAGAGGACGATGGTGGTGTTGTAACAGATCAAAGGGTAGAGATTAAGGCTATAGGTGCAGAGTCACTTGCTCTTAGGGTAGAGTCTTATCTGGCCCATTTTAAAGAAAGGGTTTTTGTCGGATTAGGAATGTCCAGCGTTGACTTCGGCGTAGGTGATGGCAGCGGAAGAGCAACTGGCGAAGTATTGTCTGAGTCATTAAAAGAAAGCGTCATTGCCTACCAAGATGCATTCATGACATTTATAAACGAGCACATAATAAAAGAGTTGCTTGTAGAAAGCGGTAGATATAAGAATGCGTACTCTATACCTGATACCGATGAGGTGTTGTTTACTTTTAATGAGATAGACATTGTTAGAACGATAAAAATAGAGTCTCACGAAATAAATAAAATGACACAAGGACTACAGGGTATAACTGAGACGCGTAAAAAGCTTGGCATGAAAGCATTAAGCGAAACAGAACTTAAAAAGATGAGAGCAGAACTTCAATATGATATTAATCTAGAAGCAGATAGGGCGCTATCAGAGAAGCAGATGGCAGAAGCTGCCAAAGCGGCTAAAGCAGCTAAAGCAGCAGGCACTGCTAGTACTGCAAAAGCAACTAGTGGGGCATCATCAAAAGCAAAAGGTTCATCTAATCTTACTAAGTCGGTGACAGCACCAAAGAATCAACATTCAGATGCGGTAGTATCTATTGCAAAAGTATTATATTCTGGTAGCGAGATGAAGACTGCTAGAATATACAATATAATAAAAAATGAAATATATGACGAGTCTATAGACAATGTATACGTTGATAAATTAATAATAGATGCATCTAAATCAATTATTAATTCATACACATCTATTGACAAAGATGATATATGCAATATCATATCTGACCATATACTTAATGTAATAATCAACATATAACAGGAGAATCATTTTGAGTAAACCAAAAATGGATCTTAAAACAACCTTTACTATAGCAATTAAAGAATCTAGTATTAATCAGTTAAAAACATTAATAAGCGATTCCAAAAAAGTAACCAGTATAAAGGTTGGAATAGAGGCCACTCATTCTGGTATAGTAAATAAGAATTATAAGTTCTATACCCCAGTAGGAATGAAAAACGGTGCAGACTCTTTTACTAAGCCATACAATAAGCCAGTAACAGTTAACCACAGCAATGTCGGCGCACCAATAGGTAGGGTTGTATCTGCAGAGTATGTGCAGTACAATATGTCGACAGATATCAATTCTTTAAGCACGTCTACAAATGCTAAGTTTCTAGACAAAATAAAGAAGCATGTTTCATCAGCAGATTATTCTGCCATGGGATATAAAGGTCTAGGCCACTTGTATTTAGTTGCAGAAATAACAGATTCTGATGCTATACAGAAAATAATAGACAGAAGATATATGACTGTCTCTATTGGTGGTGGTTCAAATGCAATGTATTGCTCTATATGTGGAGTCAATAACATGGCTGATTACTGTAACCATTATCCTGGCCAAACATACGAAGACGAGAAGTGTTACTTCATATCTGGCGACCAAATGGAGTTTGATCACGTGTCATACGTAAATAGTCCGGCAGACGTAAATACAGCTTCTGAGATATTAGATATGTCGGAAGATACAAAAATCACAATCTTAGACTATGTCTTAGAAGATAAAAAAGGTACAAAAATGACTTTAAAAGAAATCTTAAAATCAAAGTATTCAGAATATGATGGCTTTAAAGAGTACATGGAATCAAAACAACTATCTAAGCATATTAATGAAGATGCGTTTGCCTCAGCAAAGCCAGCACAATTCTTACTATCCGAAGACAAGATGTTGCCTGTATTTGATACTGCACATGCGATGGCTTCTTTATTGATTTTAAAAGAACAGCAAGAAAGCGATGAGCAAAAGGCAATGATAGCAACCGTAGAAGATTTACTTCAGGTAATGAACGGTGCCGAGTATGTTATAGAAGACGGCCTAGCTGCTTTACAATCCGAAGAAATAGCAGATGGCAAATCTGCACCAGAAGCAAGTCAAGTTCCGGTAATTGCTATTAGCGATGAACATATAGCTCAAATTGTATCTGGAGTAGCCAAGGCTATGAAGGAAGCATTCAATGTAAGCGACTCTTTCTCCATACAAAGAATTAAGTCTTTGCAGCGCGCAAACAATGTCTTGGAAAATGAAATACAAAGCATTTCTGATAAATATCGTAAAAATGTCATTAATCAGATATTATCAATAGAAGATAAGTTGACAGATGCAGATTATGCAGATAAATTAGACAAGAGAAGTATTCTATCCCTAGAGGACAAGCTCGCGGATATTAGTGTTAATAAATCTGTTGACACAAATACCAATGCTAATGATAATAAGCAACTTGATCCTGCATCGGTTTCTATCGAAGATGCGGCCAAAAACGAAGGAGAGGATGCAAGCGCAGCCAAACCAGATGGTTCTAAGGTAGAAAAATTAAAGAATGAAGAAATCCTAGACGCCTATCAGTCGATCAGAAGGGAAAAAGGTTTTGCTGCCGCTAAGCAGTACATTCAAACATTAAAAGATGAAAACAAAATACCAGACAACTTTACTTTTAACGGAGTTAAATAAATATGTCATTAAGCCCATTCAGCATTAATCCAGCACAAGGCTACAAAGAGTGGGACGATTGGGGCCACATTACCCCTAACGTCGAATACTCTGAAGGCCAACGTCCAGCTGGCGAATTTCAAATCGCTCCATATCTACCAATGGTAAGATATGACGTATACAATAGAGAATATAAAGTTCTGTCACAAGGTAAGGTTGTCGCATTTGACGTAACTGGCTACATGGTTCCAGCTGGCTTAAAGCTACAAGCTGCACTATACAAAGCTGCCGCAGACGCCGAAGCTAACATCGGTGCTGGCTTAGCTGCTGCTGATCTATTAGCGTTAGACAAATATACTGCAATTGACGTACAAGCTGGCGTATTAAACGCTGCCGGTAACTTAGTTACTCTTGGTGAAACAGTTGTTAAGTCATTCTTTGACGTTAGCGCACTTCCACTAAACCAGTTGAATACTTTGTCTAGCCCTATCGGCGTTTCGTATATGGACTGTTACCCTCATCCAGGTGGTGATGGCATTAATCCAGCAACGTTTAAGCGTTCAAACTTCAACTTACAATCTCGCGTAGGTTTCTTGCGCTACTATCAATTAGAGCTACCATTAGTACAAAATGCCGCAACATATAAGGCCGCTCCATTCCCAGGTATTGCAGCCTGTGTTGCTGCTGCTGGAACTGTTAAGCCTGGTATGTTCGTTACTTATGATGCGGATTCAAACTTCGCTATCACTGGCTATGACTTTGGCGCATATGGTGAAGAAGATGTTATCGGTCAAGTTGCTTCAGTAAGAGGCTCTGGTCCGTTCAACTTATTAGAACGCGTACGTACTGCACAAAATGGTGTATCAGTATTAGAAGCAATGCCAGGCACTGCGACACAAGGCAAGTCAGACGCTGTCACCTATTCTGGTGGTTATGGTCTTGTAAGAATCTGCTTAGGCCGTTAATAGAAAAACTTAAAGGAAAAATAAATAAATGTCAAAAATTCATAATACTCCATGGACAGCAGAAGAGTTAAAAGTCAAGGACAGTATCGACGAGATCTATGGCGCGTTTCATAACGGCGGTGTTGACAGCGAAGGCTGCAAGATGCGCATTAAAGATGCGATCACTACTCCATCTGCCCCTATGGCATTCAAGCGTGTAATCACTGAGATTGTACAGGAAGCAATTGAGCCAGTATTAATTGGTACACGTTTAATCGATTCAGTTCGTGTAGATGGTTATGGCACTACTGTTAGCTTTGGCACCTTGGGCGCTATTGGCCCTGCAGATTTGTCAATGACCGAAGGTCAAGAATATCCAGAATTCAGTATTCAAAAAGGCGGTGGTACTGCAACTGCTAATATCGGTAAGCACGGTATTGCGTTAAAAGTAACCGAAGAAATGATGAACAATTCACAATGGGATATCATTGGTTTACATATTCGCCAAGCATCTCGTGCTATGGCTCGTCACAAAGAACGTTTAATATTTAACATGTTGAACTCTGCTGGTGTTGTTGTTTTCGATAACTTGAATCCTACTGCTGCAGAAATTGGTCGCACTAGTGGTCGTAACCTTGCCGGCACAGGCAATGGCTCTATGACTGTAGATGACTTCTACGATATGTACGCTAAGAGCTTAGAGCGCGGATTTACTCCGGACGTTATCCTTTGCCATCCGTTGGCATGGGCTACCTTTGTTAAAGATCCAAATATGCGTCATATGGTTCTTGAAGGCGGCCAAGGTATGAACAAGTGGTTCAATGGTCTACCTAACAATGTCTACCCATCTATGTCTAGTGCATGGAAACAAGCAGGCAAGTTGACTACTAGCACTTCTAATCCTACAAGAGAAGAAAGAGAAGGTACTCAGCAATCCACTATGGGTTTCCCGTCAATGTTCCCGTTTGGTGGCATTACCATTATCCCAAGTGCGCATGTTCCTTATGATGCAAACGCAAGAACAACCTCTATTATCATGATCGATACCACTCAGACTGGTGCTATCGTGATCTCTGAAGATCCTACAACTGACGAATGGACAGACCAGGCACGTGACATCACTAAGATTAAAATCCGTGAACGTTATGGCTTTGCTTTGTACAACCAAGGTCAAGGTATTTCTGTTGCTCGCAACGTAAGCATTGAGCCTAATGCTATTGTATTGCCTCCTCAGGCTACAATTAGTAACGTAGCACCAATCGTCTTAAAGCCTTAAGCGGTTAGACAACAAAGGGGCCTAGCGCCCCTTTTTAAGTAACAAGGAGTTAAAATTAATAATGAAAATTACAGTACAATTGACTAGGTCAACATTCTACTTTTTAGAAGATGTATCACTTACTAAGGGTGGTATTACTCAGGTAGATATGGACAATAGAAGTGATAGCTTTATTTCATCTTTAGTTGCGTCAATCAAAGGCGGAATACTAGAGGCAGATATTGGTGTAGAAGACCTAATATGTATGGTTAAAGATAATTATACTAGATTAGGATTAAAAATTCGTTATGGCTTAGATGCAGACGAAAAAGATCTAGCTATCAAAGAAGAAGCAGAGGCAGTAGTTATTAGTGTCGATGAAAAGATTGATGAGGTCGATGAAGCAGTAAGCGAAGAAGTTGAGCCAGAAGCTCCAGCAGAAGTAGATTTGCAAAAGATATTGGCAGGTAGTGCTAAGAATGTATTGGCGTCAATCAAGAATGATGGCCTTACAGATAAACAGCTAGAATCAATGCTAGAATTAGAAAAAGCTAATAAAGGTCGTGCAATGATAATTGCAGCATTAACAGAAGTGTAATATGCCTATCTCAATTGATGTTTTAAGTATAAAGAATAATATGCATCAATTAAATGCTCTTCCTGTCGGGGAGAGCATAGAGGTATTATTCACAAGCAAGCCAAGTATAAACGACCTAGAAAGGTTTATTTCTTTAACTAGACTAGAAGAAGATTATGTATGGCCGGCAATAGGTGACCCAAACTATAAACAGATACAGTACGTAAAGGAAAGATTTGGCGTAGTAGACGTCTCTTTTGAATATAGCGGTACAAATACTATATCAATAATACCATCAGATAACCTTAGTACTAATTCAAAATACCTACTTTACATAGAAAAAGGCCTTCCTCCTCAGTATTACAACTTAGAAAAAACAGTAAGCAGAGGAAATTCAAGCGTATCTGTAGTAACAAATAATAACCCTATCACAGAAACAGCTAACTATGAAATAGTTGTAGCCGCAACATCGGTGTTGTCTAATGGCACACATACGGTTGCAATAAATTTATTCAGAGACAACGTACAGGTATCTACATCTTTTCCAGTAGAAATATTCTCAACAGACCTTGTACTTAATTCAACAACCTCAATAAAGTTCAGTCCATCATTTCCATTTATAATTGGTGAAAAGTTCACAGTATCACTTGTATCTGCAGACAAGCTGTCTTCAAATAAGATGCAAGAAATACAAACATATATAGATGCAGACGTAATAAAGACAGAAGACAATCCATCTCAAAGAATACAATATGAAGATATACTTGGTTTCTATGAAAGTGCGGCATTTAAAGCAATACTTCCATCACAAACAGACAAGAAGTCAGTATCGATAAGGTACACTGGCATATCATCATTTGTTCTAGTATTTCCGGAAGCTATAGATGTAAACAGCATAAATGAAAATACGTTCTCTATGGACTTCTCTGAGGCATTTGGCAACTATCTTTTATCTGGTACAGAAGATTATGACTCGTCACTAAAGTACGTAGTGTCAATAAAGGCCTTAAATAATAAAGAAGTAAGATTCACAATAAGAAAGGCGACAAGTCTAGATGTAGTGCCGTCTAAATATATAATAGCTATGGAGCCATAATGAACGAGCATATAGTAATTACTGCATCTGGAATAAGAAATCTAGAACAGCAACCGCTAACTGTAGAAAGTATAGAAGTGGATATAATGCTTAATCCATTATATTGCACTGAAGGTGATATAAGAAATGAGTTTATGGAAGAAGACTCTACTGCATATACCTCTCGCATAAGACAAGTTATCTTTAATGGCTCAAGAGAAATAGATCACTTTCTATCAATGTATGGTCTGCAGGCATCTTTAAGTGCTAAGCAGTTATTTATGATAAAAAGAGATTATGTTATGTGTTACGGCATATACCATCTTGGAGCTACGCTTAATCTAGATTATTTATCTTCTCAGAATAAAGAAAAGTTTATGGGAGATGTTAAGGTCAAGTTATCCTCATCATCCGATCCAGCATTCTTATTAGCTAAAGTAGATGATGCAAGACAATGCTTGGCCGGAATAAAGGCTCTATTTGAGCAATGGAATTCTTTACCATCAATGATGAATATATTTGTAAAAGGAGAATGGAACTCATCTAACCGTAGAGGTGAAAGAGAATGGTGGAGGCAAGATCCATCGCAGCCAGTACCTATAGCTGCAACAAAAAGATATAACGCAGGCACAGGGACGAATCAAAAAATAGGCGGAGTTAATACTTCTTATTATGACCAATATCTATAAAAATGAAATCAACTTAAGGCAAGAGCTTCTTGACACTATGTCCGGCAAGGATTTTGGTGTTCCTAAATTTAGCGTATTCCTACAAAGAGTGATGAGAAGAGATATTAATAATCCTCCATACACAAGTAAGATAAGATGTTCAACATGCAATAAGAAGTACGATAATGAAGGTAGAGTTGGCTGCCCGAACTGCGACGGAGTAGGCTACCTTTGGGATGAGAAGTTAATACTTGGATATGCATATAGGCCACAATTTATTAGGTTAGCTGACCAGCTCGGTTATGCTTCTAATGTAGGAAGAATGCAGAATGCCACATATGTATTAATAACTCTTTCATCAGATATCGTTAATGATGGAGACATAGTTTATATATTGGAATGTAATGAGAACGGCGGCATAAAAGTGCCAATAGCAAGAACAGAAAAGTATTTTGCAGTTGCCAATAAAGAAATGAGACTAGACGGCAATAAAATAGAATATAATATAACCACACTGGTACAATCATAATTATGCATCACATATATAAAGACAGCATAGCTAACCTTGGAATCGCAGTAGGAAGCGCTGATGAGTTTAAGAACAAGTACATAACAGTTGACAAGATATTTGATCTGTTCTACCATCTGTTCGAGAACAATGGTCTTATTGAAGAAGGAACTGAAGATGTTGGCGTTGACAAACATAATGCGTTTTCATTCACTCATGAATATCCAGATCAGGTGGCAAACGGTGCTTGCACTGTAACATTTGAGGTTTCAAGAAGAAGATGCGCAGATATGCGTTCTAATTCGGAATATGTTAAAGAGTCGCATATTCAGTACAGGCCATTCTTTATAGCAGAAGAACCAGACCTAATTAACGGTGGCTCAAAACAGGTTTACATGCAGCCATACGATAATGAAATAACATTATATTGTTGGGCTGAGAAAAACAGATATGCAATGAATATAGCTTCACTAATAGAGAATATATTTCAAACAGCATATTACTATATAAAGCAGCATGTAGGGTTGGCTATCTTCAAGGAGAGGGGCGGCCCAATAATCCAAAACACATATGGCAATAAAAGACTAATTGGCATACCCATAAAGTTGCTAATAAGGACATACGAAATAAGTTGCTCAAAAGAAGCTTTATTAAGTAAAATGCCAAAATTAATACAAGAAGACATTAAACACTAATTGGAGAATTATATTAATGCCAACTTATAAAAACTTACCAGCAAACAGATTAGAGCTATTAGATGGCAATCTTATTGTTGATGAATCTATAACAGGCCCAGTTGTTTTAATTATTGGCACAGCAAAGAAAGGTCCAGAAGGCCAGATACTTGTACGTGACTCTAATACAGCAAGAGCATTATTTGGTGATGGTTCACCAATCCTTAGCAAATTAAGCGAAGTCAAATTTGGCGGCGCCAAGAACGTTGTCCTTTATCGTATCGGCGGTAAGGCTGCTTCCGTGAATAACCTTTTCGGAACAGACACATCTATTACTACTGTAGAAGCATCTGTTGACGCTAGCTCTAAGTATTCAGTATATATTGGTCCACAGCCAAACAATGGCGCACTAGCTGCACTTATTGTTTTTGAAGGCACTCGTATTGTCTACTCTAATGTAACAGGCGCAGAAGTTGACTTGGGCAGGATTGTTGTTGAAGGCTTTGACCCAGCATTTACTTTGCGTGTCGGCTATCCTACAGCACCAGTTGTTTTGTCGAGCGTAGTTTCTTCTCTAAAAGTCGATACTATATCTAACAAAACAGGTAACGGCGCTACCGTAGCATTTACGCTTCCGGGCGCGACCAATCCAGGAACATTGATTGAAAAGATTAAGGTTAATGGCACAGTGGTAGACCCTTCTACATATAACCTAGTAATTAACGTTGCATTGCCATCTCCTCATGACGAAGTAGTCTTCACTGCTCCTCCTGCCGACACACATACTATTGAAATAACCTTCAATAGACCTGGTTCAGTTGTTGGTGCTACCTTTAGCGCTGGCGAAGATAATATCAACTGTTCATTACAGAAGTATTATGAATTGCTAGACAAAGCATATACCGACCTAGAAACCACTATTGCTACCGAAGTATTTGTTGACAGAATTACTCTTGATGCACCTAACTTAGCAGATGGCTCTTCTGCTACTGATAAGCTTACTTATCTTAACAAGGGTGAAGATGCTTATGGTGAGGTTATATATGAATGGAGTACAGTCAAGACATTGTATAAGGATGGCGCAGGCACAACTCCAACTCTTGCATTGGCAGATCTAGATGTTAACGGGCAACCAATTGTAGCCAAGACTTACCATGAGGTTAACTTTGTTCATCAGTTAGGCGAATTTGCATACTCTCTTACCGAGAATGAACGCTTTGTTCTATGCTCAGTTGCTACAAGTCAACCAGAAGCATACACAAGTGCTAAAGTAGCAAAATGGATTGGCTCTTCTCCAGAAATTGATATTGACGGAGTTGTTATAGCTAACGGCTCTGGCTTATTGGGCAACAAGTTTATGGCTGGCTCCATCACTCGTGCTCCAGGCTTCTACCATACTGATTCGGGATTCCCGGATGGCAATGTGGTAAGTGATAGCCAAGGCGCGCCAATCGATCTAGGCAAGTTCTTGTCTGTGGTTGCCGCAGTTGTGTCTATTCCTCCTATCTCGTCAGCAGGCTTGGCAGCAGGATCGTCTAATGGTGCAGCACTATATACTGGTTTAACGACTACTATTATTCCAGGCAACTCCACTACTAATGAGCTAATTCCTCGTGTAACCTTGCCTTTCGATATCAAGAAAACTAGACTAGATGACTTGTCTTATATTGGATACGTTGTATTCCAAGAAAAGAAACGTGGTGTAGTATGTGCTTCTGGTGAACTAGCTACTAATGCAGCATCAGATTATGACTATATCTCTACATCTATCATTATCCGCAATATTACAAATACTTTGCGCGAAAGACTAGATACATATCTTGGCAAAGGAATTGATGAAATCAAGCTGGCTGCTATGCAGACTGCTGTTGATTCTGTGTTCCAAGAAGCAGTAAAGGCTGGCATGATCAAGAAGTATGCAGCAAGAGTTATTCCTACTGGCGTATTCTCTGTTACTATCAACTACACTGTTGTTCCTGTATTTGAATTACGCGACATTAATAACATTGTTAAATTATCATACGATATCTAACAATAAAAAGGGAAGGCAGCACCTTCCCTACTTATAAAAGGAAAATAAATAATGGCAGATAATAACAACATCAAGACTTTTGCTAGCTACTCTGGTGCAGATATCCATGCGGTATTTGGAGACAAGGTATTTGGCGAAATTCAGATGATATCTTATAAACAAGATAGAGAGAAGGCTCCAGTATATACAATGGGCTCTGCAGATCTAAGAACTATTGCTCGTGGCAAAAGATTACTTACGGGCGCATGCGTTTTTGTTATGTTTGATACTGACGCATTACTCGACGCTATGAACGAAAGAGATGAGTCATTTAGACCCTATATTAACAAGTCAGATCTAGCATTAAGAAATAACGCAGATGAAATAACAAGAAAAAGCACCAAGCTAGCAGAGAAGTATGGTGGATCACAGTTCGATCAGACTTTTGGACTAGAAGGCGAACTGGAGTTCAATAGGGCAGAAACAGCAGATCACCTAGACCAGATTCTTCCATTTGATATCACGATTGTCGGCGCAAACGAATATGGCAATGTATCAAAAATGATAGTAAAAGGCGTAGAACTAATGACTGAAGCTGGCGGAATGTCTGTTGATGATATGGTTCTAGAAAAACAAGTGTCGTTTATAGCAAGACGTATTGAAAAATGGTCTTCTGTTGCAAACGTTGCACAGAGACGTGTCGGTAAATACTCCGCTTAAGTAGATGTAGTTTTTTACAATAAAAAGCTAGTACAATGCTCAGTGTAACAACTGGGCATTTTTATTTTATGGAGGTAAAAAATGGCACTAATAAGTGGAAACACAAATGAAGCATCGGTATCCGCTAGTAATAATTCAATAATAAAACAGTCTACAAATATTAAGGGGCCAAATTCTGTTATAGAATATGGTTCTTATGGCGGATCATCAACGCATGTATACGTAGATTTTCATTTATTAGATTCTAATGACAGAATAATATCTGTACCTATATATATGGGGTCTGTGATAACACTAAGCTATTCAGTATATAGATCTAAGCAATCTGTATTTAATTGCGGCACAAACACTATTGATGGATTTGCCATAGGTAATAAATATGTTGCAGGAACACTAATAAAGTCTATATCATCAACAGATGAGTTTGCTGCATTTCTTGGCATTATAAAAAACAACTTAATGAATAAGCAGCTAGAAGATTCAATATTGCCAACCACCTCAAAAGAGGTTCATGACATAATGAAAGATGATTTAATAACCTGTGACATAAATGTTATATTCGCATCTGAGTACACTGGAAAGATTAAGCATGAGGTTATATATGGCGCAAACTTCATAAACAATGGACAAGTCATGTCTGTTAACGATATCATTACTGAATCAACAATGTCATATATAGCTAGAAGCGTAAAACCTTTAGATAGCACAGAGAATGGCGTATCTGGAATAGCCAACAATAGGATTGTTAATTCTGCAACATCATTACTTATGGCAAGAAAAGGGAATGCTGCATAATGTCATTATATAACCAATACTACTCATCCGCAGACTGCTATGTTTACCTAGAGTCAAACAACGGCAGGATATTCTTAGATAGAATTAATGGCGTAATGGTCCAAGAGGAACTTACTTCTTATCCGATATACGGCATAGGAGCAAATACGTTTGGTTTTGTTACTCAGGGCAACTACTTAGCTACTGGCTTTATAGATATAAACTTTTCACACTCAACCTACCTAACATATACAATACAACAGTTAATGGAAAATAAAGACCTAGCAGCTGCACTAAACAGTCAAACAGGGAACATAGACAACGTAACAGAAGAAGACCTATCGAAGATGTCAATAGAGGACATGCTTAACCTGAAGCTCGTAAGAGACTATGGTTCTAAGTATGCTGAAACAGACGGAATACTCAGTTTGCCATCTGGCTGGGACATAATAATAGACATAGACAACTCTAATCAGATGAAGGTGGATGGATTTGCATCAACAATAAAAATATCCAATTGCAAGATAACAAAATCTAGCGTTGGCACATCAGTAAATGACGATTCTCAAATAGTAAGAAGATACTCATTTATAGCGAAAGAAATAAACGAACAATCTAAGTAATGGAACTAAATATGAGCAATGAAGAAAATCAAGACGTTGAAAGCGTAAACCAAGAAACAATAACAATCTCTGAGCAAGATGAGAATATGGCTAGCCTATTATCTGTACTTGCAACATTTGAAAATGCGCCAGACGAAATAACACTAGAGTCATGGAGAGAAACATACGGTAAGTTTTTTGCTTCATCGGTAGTTGGCGATGACAGTATCTTTGTATGGAGAACTCTAAATAGGACTGAATATAAGCAGATGGTAAACACTGGCGTAATCAAGAACCCAATGACATACGAAGAGGCTCTAGTAAAAAGATGTATGCTTTGGCCAAAGATAACTGCCGATGCAATGCAGACATCTGATGCAGGTATTGTGCCTACTTTAGCAAAACAAATTCTTCACAAGTCAGGATTCGTATCTGAACAAATGGCATTAGCTATGATTAAGGTAATATGAATAATGTTCTATCGGCAATGCATGGCGGCGTTGCCATATCCCTAGAAGGCCAATATGTAACTATAAATAATAACATCTATAAAGATCCAGTCGTAATAGCAAGACTACTTAGTCCGCAAGAGCTAGATAGAGTATTAAGATTTAATATAGATGACGATAAAGCCGCAGAAATAATAGAGCGCGATATATTAGATAATACGTTTATAGAATTTCTTGGCATCACTGACACTGTAGATTGGGAAGGCATAGAGGCCGGCATACCTTCAACTATAGCAGAAGTTATAGTAGCTAAAAGCACCTCATATATAAATGATCCTGTTGGGGCAGTAGCAGAAGAGTCTGCTTCAATAGGACTAGTTGATAGTATGATGGCTTTCGTATCAAGATATATGAGCACACCATTTTCCGAAGTACAGAAGCTTCCAATAAATGAAGTGTATAGAAGATATGCAATCTGCCTACAGGCATTTGCGACAGAGGTCCCTCCAATAGAAATTCAGGAATAAAACATGGCAAATAACGAATCTTATATAAATAGCTCGAAATACACATATGGTGAATTCGAGAAAAAAAGAATAGAAGATCGAAATGATGCCATTCTAAAAATAGGCGCAGCAGGGGCTGGCATAACTGCCGCTTATTACTTGCTTGAAGCACAACAAGTGCAGACAGCGGCTAGCAAGCTTTTTAAGCTAGATATATTAAAAGACTATATTCAATTCAATCAGTACAACTGGCGCGAGCTTCCTCTTAATCCAAAAGTTACACTTGGCGACCTAACGTTAGGCTTCGTCAAGGGGATGGAGGAGATATCTCCATTTAAAGTACTAAGAACTTTTCATGCGTCAAGTTTTCTATCTCCCGCTGTCATGGCAAAGGAAACAAAGGCTGTAACCGTCACCGCTACGCAGCTATTCCTTGACGAGGAATACATAAGGCGCCTTATATCCGTAAACTCTCCTAGCGTCGCTCCTGACGTCGTTAATGAGCTATTTAGAAGTGGTGCAATATATAAGTCTGGAAAACTATATAGCGCAGACCAATCAACAGAGATATTGTCTCATGCAAGAATAGTTGATCTTGCGCCTGACATAGCCAGAGGATCTGGAGAGAAGAGCTCCCCTTTTCTTAATCGTGTATATGAAAAGTTTAGAAACGTATTAGGCGTAGAAGAGAGAAGCAAGTTCTTTAATGCTGCATTTTCAGATAGTGGCGGCATAGGCATTATAGCCGGAAAGTCTAATCTAGATATCGCACAAAAATGGACAAGAGCATATGGTAGACTTGCTGTAGAGCCAGGCTTTAAGGTGTTCGATAAGCCAGCAGATTTTCTTGCCGAATTAGTTGACAAGACAGGTCTTCCAGAAAGATACAACTTGTTTACAGGACTAAGAGACAAACTGGCGCTAAATGCCGGTACTGCTGGAGACTATACTAAGTCTGTACCTAGATCATTCTATATAAGTGCAAAGAATACAGCAAAGATAACAGCAAAAGGAACGATAGCCTATACTGCACTTGATGCGATAGTAAGATCTATAGCAGGAGAAGATTCTCCTTATGATAAGGGGATAGCAGCAGGATTAGCTACGGCGTATGTAGATACAAGGATAGGTATTGCTGAAAAGTGGTCAGATAACTTTCAAGGATATAAAGAAAGACAGGAATATTACGCTCCAGGCTCAACAAGCCTAATAGCCTTATCAGGCTTCCCTCTGGCTGGCGCAATGTTGGGCGCAACAATAGGATATTCAACTAGGGTAAAAGATGTAGCCAGAGAAGGCTTTGCTGGCTCTGAGAGGATATTCTCTAGAGAATCACAGTCTGGACTAGTAAACAAAGTGCTCGGCAGAAGTGGCGCCGATGCTCCTATGATGAATAAGACAAAGAAGTTTGCAGCTATAGGAGCAATAATAGCCGCAATACCAGCTCTTCCATTCTTGCCTGGAGCTATAATAGGTGAGTCATCAGAGAAGCTTAAGGCACAATATTCTGGCGAAGAAGAAGTAGCTATTCGCTCTACTAGATTCTGGACATCTGGCGGCACTGAATACGGTGGCGGAAAGATAAAATACTACACTAGGTCATGGTATAACCAGTTGATGGATAATGCCGAAGACATAGGTAGGTACGGCGATATTGAAACAAAAGATAAGCTTAATCCTTATCTTAATCCGTTCGACTATATTAGAAACCCATATCAATACGAGGAATTAAACCAAGACAAAACACCATACCCAGTATGGGGAATGTCAGTCTCTCAAGGTGGCGCATTAGGCAAGTTATACGAAATGACTATAGGCGCGCTAATAAAACCGAATATAGTCAACGATAGACTTGACGACTATATAACAGGAGGCTCACTACATAGCAGCAGAGGCGTAGAATTAAAGACTAAGGTTTCCCAAAAGGAAGAGTCTTTAGTAAATGACGGAATGATGCTGGCTCCAGAAGCAGCAAAGCTAAATAGCCTAGAAGAAGGCGCTAGTTCGGCATATAAAGCATTAACTGACTTCGCTGGTCTAAAAGGATGGGTAATATCATTATTAAATGAAGGCACTCACACAGGACTAGAAGATGTAGGTAAACAGCTTGCTAAGTCTGGCGAGTCGTCTAACGTAGCAAGAGAAATACTAGAAAGAAATTTAGGTGGTATGGGTCCAGTTGGCGAATCATTAAGAAGGTTCATTCCTACTAACGCTGGGTCAGTTGAGGCAAATATAAATCCATTGCGCAACCTTATGCCTGAATGGTTACCTCATGATCCTGACAATTACTGGAGAGACTTCAGTATAGGAGATCCTTACGCCAGTATAGAAAGAGGCTATTATAGGCTTCCGGGTGAAGGTTATGCAGAGCTGTTCCCAGAGCTTAAAGGGCTAGATCCAAATGACTATCCAGATATATTTAAGTATAAAATATTATCAGACGTAGCAATGGGCAGTAATGAGTATTATGCCTACAAAGACGAGATGGAGAGGAGGGAAGAAGCCGGAGTATTAACTGACTATGAGCAAAAAATATATCGCACTGTAAAGAATCAAGAGCTAGAGAAATCAGTACACAAGAAGTTCGCGGAAGACCTTAGTGAAAAAGATCTTAGCAGAGCAGGCATTGGCAACAAGTTCATGGCAGAGCTATGGGCAGGGGCAACAAGATTAGCAGAATCACCGACAGAGTCATTAACATTCTTTAGGCCTGCAGCAAAGTTTCTACATCAAAGAACAGCCGTAGAGGACTATATTGCAACCCAAGTAGAGGGTAGTGATGTAGGCATGTGGACAAAGCCATATGCTCATTTCATAAAACCATTTGCAAATAAGATAAGCCCAGTAGATATAAGACCAGTAGAGACGCAAGAAAAAGAAGCAATCAATACATACTTTGATAAGCTAGAATATGTAAAGAATAGAAGGCTATATAAGGAGGCAATACAAAATGGTGACCCAGAAGCATATAGATACAAAAAGAACTATCAGACTACAATAACTGGCGCACTAACAACTGGCCTAGATAGTGATATGGAAGTTACAAGGGCATACGTTGCAATGCCTGCAAATGAGAGAGCATACTTTGCTGCATTCTCAAGCGAGACAGAAGAAAAAGTAAGAAAGCAGATAGTAAATATTACTTCGGCAGATATAGCGTCTTTATATAGCAAGATATGGGAAAGAAGAGATGCGATGGCCACATCTTCGTCGCCAGAAGAGCAAGAAGAAAGAATACGTCAGATAACAACAGAGGAAGAGCAGGAAGCTATATCTAATAATAGAAAGATATATGAAAATTATCAAAAGTCAGGAGACAAGTCATCAACATTCCTTGAATACCTAGAAGATATTAAGGCCGAGCAATACATCAGTAGAACTACTGGTATGCCATCAGATGATTTCGTTGGATGGGATCCAAGGATAGATATAAAAGATATCAAACTACAAACTCTAACTATAGGCAAAGAAGACGTAAGAGAATTTGGATTCTGGGACGGCGATGAAGAAAGACTTAAAAGGCTAACGGCCGTACAGGAAGAACAAGAGATTACAGGTCAGATAGCTGCTATAAAAGATTCTATAAAAAGAGAAAAGAATAGGGCGGCGGACATAAAACAAGAACTCTACAGTAGAGGAATTAACGTAAGCAGGGTGTCTTTCTATACTAGCAAGACAGAAGACTTAAATATAAATATAGGTGCATAAATGGCATTAAGATTGTTGCTTGGCGCTACAGCCGGACTAATAACACAAGACCCAGTAGATCATCCTTTGGCTGGTATAGCCGGCATGGCCATAGGTGGCACTGCCGCTTACTATATGTCGTATAGTAAGGATGTAGGAAGGCCGTATCGCTCAGGTAAGCGTCTTAAATACAATCCTGCAAACTTTTCATCTGTACCAGAGATAAAAAGACCTACCAATAAAATGCTTAGGATAGTTGAAACATCCGATCAGTTAGAAAAACTTTTATTTAGACTGCAAAATGCAAAAAAGCCAGACGGTAAAAAAATAGCAAGACTTCAATACAGGATAGCTTCTCATGAAAAAAGAATGGATATATTAAAATCCAATACAGAGCATATTCTTTCTGGAAGAAATCTTGTCCTTCCACAAGGAATGGATCAGCATCGTGGCACTGCATTTATAACAAATATGATGGGATATATAGCCAGTGATGGCGCGGACCCAAGGATTATTGACGCACTAACTAAATCTTTAAAATTAAAAGAAGAGATACAAACAGTAACGTCTGCTATTAATCCAAAACCAAAATCAAGCGTAATAACAAACATAACGTCGGCAATGTCTAGGGCTGATGCAGAATTGGCCCTAAAGACACACTTTACAGATGTGCTTGGAAACAATACAGAAGTAGCAACAAGAAAAAGTAGCTTTATACTAGATAAGTTTCATGGCACAGAGTTTAGCTTAAACAACTCAATGTTTGAAACAATGGAAGAGGGAAAGAAATTTAGTATTCCTCTTACGGCGCATAACAATGGCAGCATGCGTTTCTCAAAAATAGGAGATACATTCTATGCGGCAAAGCCATTTAATCCATTCGGCGTAATGTATTCAAAGGGCAATAACTTAAAAGATAAAGGTCTAGCGGCAATACTTGGAACAGATAGTTCTGAAAAGTTAATACTAAAAGAGTTTGACCCAGAAGAGTCTATTGGGTTTATAAAAAATAAATCAAGAATAGAGACATTAGAGGAATGGAATAAAAAGACTAGGCCGTTAATGGAGTATAGTGCCGCAGATTCACCACTAGGCCAAAAAGGTCTAGCCGTACTTACAGGCTATCAGGACGAAAAATTTACAGAGCACGCGCGCAGACTTTCTTCTGGAGCTATCTTCTTTGAGAACGTAGTAGAGGAAACTAAGGATGGATCTGAATATGCATTCAGGCAGATAAATAAGATGTCTGAAAATGGTGCTACGTCTGAAATGAGAGACCTGCTTGCTAAGCTGTCCAATGACTTTGCCAAAGACGGATATAATCCTCTTGCCGGACAGAGCCAAAACTCTGTTGGATACTTCTCTGCCATTGATCAAAAGAACCTAGCTAGAGAGCCAGCGTTCATATCTACAGCAGAAAGGGCAACGGATGCAGTAACCAGCAGAGGATATATTGAATCAAAAGGAGCAAAACTAGGCAGGGGCAATGAGAAAGTATTAAGAAGATTAGACGTTGATGAAAACCTTTCACGCGTTATATCTAGCATTTTTGGTCCAGAAATATCATTTAATGATGGAGCAGGAATAATAAGAAGGTCTTCAAAGGGCAAGCTAGCAGAGTCGCAGTATGTAACATTAGAGATAGCTCAGAACAATAATGGTACATACAACCTAACAAATAGCGCACTAGCAGACGCCATACAGGAACAAGACCCTATCACCAGAAGACAAATGCTTAGGGATATCGAGCTGTCTAGCGATACAGTGATTGGGTACGATTCTAACTTTAAAGAGTCATCAATAGGCAAAGTATATACCGGAGGAACCATAACAGATGTAACTGCCGGCGAAAACAAATTAACAGTACATGTTAAGGCTGACTTTGACACAACAACGCAGTCATGGCTAAAGCTTTTTGGTCCATCGTCAAAAGCTGGATATGCTGATGTAGCGGATAAAACATATGACGCTATATCTATATTTTCATCACTATATAAGAGCGGAACAATATCTGTAGACCAAAGCACTTTGGGTATCTCAATAGACAGGGACACACAAGGGTTCCTAGACGTCCAAGATGCAATAGTTAAAAAGACCAATGCTATACATTTAAGAAACCAAGCAAAAGGTATTGGCATAATACCAGTCGCACCAACTCCTGACCAATTAGCAAACTTAACAGAAAAAACAATAAGAGACTCAATACGAGGCAATGGTCCAAGTACGTTATTTACTGACGAAATAAAAACTGCATTAAAAATAGATTCAGACATAATGCTTACAGCAGCAGATGCTGGCTCAGATTCACTTGGAATAAAAGGAAGAGATAAGCTAAAGGGAATACTTACTGATGCAGGTAAAATGAGCGAGACAGGCATTTGGGGCGATATGGCTAGAACAATAGTCAATCCTCAATCAACAGACCTAGAGGTAACAAGAGCGTCTACATTTATACATGCAACAATGGACTATAAAGGAAACTCGGATATATTTATGACACTAGCAGACCTGGCTAGAAAGAACAATGATGCACAATCTATCGCTGATCTTGGCAAATTAATGGGAGGCAGATTATTTGCGGAAGACCCAGCAATGGCCGAAGGAATGTTGATGAATATAATAAAAAACAATGTTAAAGATGTTAAAGACATGGATGTATTGACTACCAGAGTAGTAGCAGATCTTGGAGAAGGATTACATGGTATAGGCAAATCAGGATCTATGTCTTGGATTGAACACTCTCAATTAGTAAAGTCTGGATGGACTGATGAAATGATAGAAAGAATGTCCAAATCCAATACTGACGCTATATATGAAATGCAAATGATACATAGCATGGGAGACAATGGAGTAATCTCTGATGAAATAAAAGCTAAAAACAGCAAAGAGTTATCACAGATATTTGACTTCGAACCAGAGGCACGTAAAAACTCGCTCAATGGAATAGTGACTGCCCCAGGAGATTACATTAACTATAACCTCACATTGCCGGATGAGCTAGTTAAGTCAAATGGAATTAAGAGTATCGCCATACCGTTTGTTTCAACCAACAGGGCTGGATTCCTAGAGCAAACACATCTAGAAATGCTTAAGTCAATGGACAGAGCAAAAAAAGAATTGCTGCAGGTAGATCTAGAATATTCAGCAGCTGGACCGGGAGAAAGAAAATTAATTAAGGAAAAATACAAAGCCAAGCTTGCTGCGCTTGAGTCAGAGATAGTTGGACTAACAAGGGGCGAAGGAAATATAGTTAAGGCTGCAATGAAGAGGGCAGTTCCAGGAAGCTCATTTGAGTTAGCAAGAAGTGTTGGCGGAGAATTTTCAGATCTTATAGATAATGGGGTAATATCTCAGTCTTCAATCATCAAGAACAGAAGTGGTGTCAGAGAAATAGTAGAAAGGATGGGTCTTGATGTAGAAGATCTATCTTTTGAGAAAGTTGGAGATACCGACGTATATAGGGCAATGGTATCTGATACTGCTGGCAATAAAACCCCTTTACTATCCCTTGTATCTCGTGAACCATCCCAGGGATCATTGTCTTCAATTATAGCAGAAGTTTATGCTAGTAAAATAGACGGAATGAGAGATGGACATGTTGGACTTGGTCACGCAGGAGACGCTGGCAAGAATATATTTCAGATGGGTCAGTTTACCGACTTCGATTATGACACTTTGCGTGTAACAGGAATTAATCCAGCCGATACTGCAGCAGCTCATGAAATGATGAGGGCTCAGAACGAGATATTTGAAAATACAAAATTACTCATGAACTCAATGGCGTCAAAGGGCTCAACAAGCAACGCAAGCAAACAGTTTACAAGAGACTGGTCAAGCGTCGCAGATTTCTATGGAGATCAGTCTCTTAATGCGATGAAAGGTAGGCAGCGTAAAATATTAGCTGCTTCAGCAACCGATATTGCGATGGACATGACCGAAGCACTCCATAGAAGAGTTAGCTCGGATACTTCATTGACGGCAGAAGAAAAAATGTTAAGGTCAATAAAAGGAAGAACTGTAGTTCATAACCTTACAGAGACATTGATTAAATCTGCACATAGATCGGTTCAGTCCATGAAGGATAACCGTGGCATATCTGAAATAGAAACACTTCAGGACGCGTACAGATCGCTGCTCAAAGGTGACACAGAGCAGTATAGAGCTAAGACATCTAAAGCTATGCATTCATTGTTAGGAAGTAAAACAATGGAGAATATAGACGCAAGCAATGCCACTCCACAGCAAAAAGCACAAGCAAAGGCTGATTATAAGCTTGCAATTGACGATATCATAGAAGGTAATATAGAAAACCATAGACAAATAGAGCTTGGTGGAGGCAGAGTAAAAGATGCTAGAAAAGTTAACAACTTTGGGGATATGCTTGATAATCTACAGAAGATAGTTAGCTCTGGCACGATGGACGTAGAAGATTTTGCAGATACTGGCACAAATAAAATAAAGAGCGTGGCAAGCAGAGCGCGTAGCATGTATGATAATGCAAGCAGGAACATATATAAAAACAGGAAACCCATAGCCATAGGATTGGCAGCGCTAGGAATTTCAGCAGCCACGCTAGGCGCAGAGAAACCAGAGATGACAAAAGAGTCGATTCCTGTATCAAATAGCGATCATATACTTCCAGCACTTCAATCTGAAAACGCACCAGTCTACAAAAAGCAAGGCTATGGAAGAGCTGCAAATATTGGTGGAGAATACAGAAGTGGACCAAATGATACTGCCGCAATCAGAAGAGCCATCTTTGGAGACAAAGGTTCTCCTAGAACAAATATAAACATAAGAGACAAAAGGGAAAACAGGTACTAGTATGATTCAAGAAACATTCTCAATTAATGACATTACCCTACGTATAAATCCAACCGACATACAAATCTTTAACCAGAAGCTTGTAGACTCGCAAACATTTATACGTGAAAACTCTACATACTCATATACGTCTAATAGTGCAGTAGCTATATATAGTACCACTATTGCATTTGATATGACGAATGAAGAAGATGTCAGAAACCTAGTATTGCTGTCTACGGAGCTTACTAAGTATCCGTATGTATGGATTAAATCAAAAAGACTATCTCAGTTCATAGCACCAATAGGTCTACAGAATAATGAGTTCGCGGCATTTGCAATAAAAGAATGGCAGTTAAGAATAGACTCGACTATTAAAAAGGTAGTATTCCTTAGCATGGATATGTATCAGTTTAGTCATGTACCTTATATTAAGTCATGGTCGTTTTTAGCATACGACAGAATACCTAAGCCAGAAGGTAGCAGTTCAGGGAGAGTAGAGTCTTCGGCAAATGAGGATACTGCAATAGACCTAGAAGAGTTTAAGGTTTACAGAGTGAATGACTTAAAGGAATCAAACGTATTTAGTGATTACTTTAAAGCCGATAATGAATCTAATTCTGATAAGTTCAACAAGATAATGGCAAAGCTTGGCACTACTGGCTTCACGATAGGTAGGCCGCTCTTGATGAATGCTACGCCTCAATTCGATAATAAGCCAAAAGAAATAATAGACTCCAATATACATAATGTTGGTTTTGATGATGAAGACTTTAAGCCCATTACGTTTATCAATACATACTTCGATAAAGAGAATGCTGCAGAATCAGAGCAATCAAATTACTGGTTAGCATACCAAGATATAGACATAATGAATATACTCGACCCAGATACGCAAGAGTGTCCGTATGTTGTTAAGTCTTTAACTATAGTAAAAAGAAATAATATAGTGGCACAGGCGCTACAAAAATATGAATTCCCTTTTATTCAGTATCTTGGTAAATCTCCATCTGAAATGAATATAGAGATATCAATAAATAACTCTAATGCAAATTATAGAGAAGGTGCAATTCGCCCATTTGAGCTTATCACTACAGCAATCAAGGAGGCAGAAAGGGTTAGGTATATTGCGAATAATAAGCTAGTGCCGCTAAAGTCTCTAAGGATACGTAGTCCATTAAACGTACTGGCTGGATCTCACTACTTCATAGTTAATAGTGAAACATCATTTGAATCAGGAGAGGATCAAGGACACCAGGTTATGTCTTTGTCTTTTGTGGAATCGGACCTAACTAAGCTAATAGGTAAAGATCAGCTAAAGCCAGGTGGTGTAAAGAGCTACGATATAGACGTATTACCTTTGGTAAGGATGATGAGACTTGTAACAAAAGAGTATATAGATGGAGATGTAGATGGAGTATCAATAGACCTGAAGGGCAGCAACAAGGTTGTTACTGGGAACAGAGACGTGTATGAAAAGTTAAAAGGAACCAGCAATGATACTTACCTAAAGAAAATAGAGGCAAAAGAGGCAGAGGCTGCAGCTGCAATAGAAAGACTAAATACAGGACAAAGTCTTACCGACAATACATATCTAAATGCAGTAAAACAAGATGCGGTAGATATATGGAAAGAATTTTTAGCAAATGACAAAACAGTAGAAGGAATACTTTATAGATCTTATGTGGCCGCAGAAGTTTATGCAGACACGCTACTAGGCAAAGATACAAGTAAAATAGAAAAGAGTTACGGCTCATCTATGAGAAAGGCGATCGTATCATACGACCTAATAGAGCAGAAGATACTTGCAGGCAAAGTAGATATTTCAGAAAAAAGATTTCAGGATTTCAGGTATACGCTAAATAAATCAGCAGAACAGTTGATGTTTATTTCATTAAACTCCAAAAACAAACAGCAGTTAAAATATGCAGATGCAGGTGTGAAAGTTCTTGCCTCAATGTTTAAGTCTGTAGTAGATACAGAAGTAAAAGAAATAGACAACGAAGCTATGTCTGATCTTAATATATTTAAGTCATTGCTTGCAGCAAGAAATGAAACTAATTCGGTAAATAAAAAGTCATACCTAGGAGAAGGTGATGGAAAAAGATTTTCTCCATTCTTCTTTATATACCAAGATGTTTATGCAGACGCAATATCTCTGTCTACAGTATTTCAGTATATAGATACCAAAACAGGAGAAGCACTAAAAGCTGCAATAAGAACTCCAGATGCCGACTATACAGAAATGGTTGGCATGAGCATTAAGAAACTTGGCGAAGAAACAGTTCCGGATGCAACAATAAGAATCGCTGGACAGGATATAGTGTTGCCTAAAAAAGTAGCACTTGCGGGCAAGCAGCAGGCTGTTGCTGATGAAATAAGAGCACACGTAGCTGCATATAATGCGAAGTTCAGAAAGACTAATGACATACAGTTCTCTCCAGACACAATGGTTGCTATAGCAAAAATAGAATCAGGTTTTGATAAAAATATAATTAATCCCAACAAAAAATATAAAGGATTATTTCAGGTTGATAATGCCAAGTTAATAAGAGCTGGATATAAACCAGAAGACTACAATAGGGTTGATGCCAATACGTATGCTGCGCTAAAAGACTTATACGACTATACTGCTACTGCACTAAAGAGGCATAGCTTGCAACCTTCTGCCTTCAATATATATATGATGCATCAGCAAGGCGCAGCTGGTTGGCCATACATATTAAAAGCAGCTAATGATCCAGCACTTGCAGATACAATACCAAAAGGAACGGTATATATTGATGGCGCACCCGTCTCTCTAAGAAGCCATATCGCCTCCAACAATCCTATAAAAAAGAAAACGGATATGACGTATAGGAATTTCGTAAATGCATGGAAGGCTGCATGGGTAAAAAGAACTGGAACTCAAGCTTATGTTACAGACCTTGGTAGAGTAGAAGACCATCAAACAAAATATCCTAGTGTAGTAAAGAGCAATACAAAGCCTGCTGGCACAACACTATTTGCTACAATATATAATAACAAGGTAAGTATATCCGACGGCGACACTGTTTCAATAACAAAACAGTCGGGAAGTACAAACTCAAGCATAAGACTATTTGCTATCAATGCTCCAGAGACAGAACACAAAGTAGACGCAACATCTATATTTGCATCTCCAGGACAAAAGGGCGGAAAGGAAGCACACGCAAGGCTACAGTCGTTATTTAGAAACGCAAAGTATCCAGTTTCAGTATATAAGCCAGAGAAGTCAGCTGATGCCAATGCGGGCGGCAGGGACGTTGCTATACTAATTGACGCCGATGGAGTTGACTTCAATCTAGAAATGATACGCGGCGGATACGTTAAGATAGAAGGTGGATTTGCAAAAGCAGTGCCAGATAGAGTTGGCCTATATACTGCCGCAAACAATATGGCTCAAAAAGAAAATCTACAGCTATATAATAATATTGTTAGCCCAGATGATCCAATTAATAATAATAAAAATCCAGCATTAACAAACATCCCTGAATTACCAGTAGGCTTTGGAGTGTCTGATATTCCAACACAAACATCTGGAATAGGAATGTCGGATGTGGTCAATGACGCAGATAAATTAGGTGAAAGTAAAAATGACGCAAGAAAACCTAGTGGATTATTAACTAAAGCAAGAAGCCTTAAATTTGAAGGAATGAAGACAACCGGAATAGATCAGTTTGGTGAAGCCGATCAGGCAGCATATAGGAGTCTAAGAACAGGAAACTATTTGTCTACAGGATTAAGTAGAAGTATTCCTGTGGTAAAAGTTTACCTAGTAGAAGGATTAAGAGACGACTGGCAATCTAGGTTGGCAATCATACCTCCAAGAGATACTAATCTATATGAAGTGTTTGGCGTATCAGATGTAAGGATACAGACAGCAGATGAAGATAATCCTGTCGCTGTTATGGCTTTAAATATAGCAAATCCTGGAAGCATCTATTCAGACTTAGCTGCCGGTCAAGTAAATATATCTGGTACGTTTGACTATAGTAAACTAAATACAGACTTTGACTATAGAGACAGAATTGGCAAGTTAAGAATAACTACTGGTACAAGACTCCATGTGCGAATAGGCTACAGCAATGATCCTAACGAGCTAGAGACAGTATTTAATGGAGAAATAACAGAGGTAGAAGGCGAATCCATTCTTTCTGTTGTAGCAGAGGGCTATGGTAGAGAACTAATTATGCTTACTCATGGCGTTAATAAAGTACAGAGTGCGAGCGGTGGTCTTAATGCATCTACTAGCGGTGTCATAAACGAAGTATTGAGATCCAAAGAGATATATCATTTTGGACAAACATACTACATGGTAAATCATCAGAATATGTATGCTAGATCTATATTGCGCGGTAATAAATCTGATGCATCGGATAATACAAGAACTATATTAAACTCAGAAAAAGTAGGAAAGAGTTCTGCAAGTGGGGACTTTATACTTGGGGTATGGTGGGATAATAACAGTGAAGTGTTTACAAATGTTTATTCTCCAGTGATTGAAGACAATGATAAGCAGTTCACTTTAAGCAACAACATATTAGCAAGACTAGTAAGGGGACTGTTCTCTTTTGATGCATTCGTATTAGCTCACTTTCCAATATTCAATACTACCGTATGGGAAATACTCAAAGAGATGCAATATAGGCATCCAGGCACATGGTCTTCTGTGTTCAACTACAAGGAAAGAGCAACATTTTTCTTTGGGATTAAAGAACAACTTTACATATATAGAGATGCACCAATATCAACATTTAAGGGAAGCCTACCTACTACATTCAATATAGTAGACGAGGCTGTAGACAAGATAAAATGGAAAGACCTAAAGCCAGCAGCAGAGTTTCATATAATAACAAGTGAACAAGATATTGTTTCAAACCTGATACAGCTTAACGCATCATTCAAAACCAAGATCAATGTAAGGTATTTTAACGATAACCCAACTACTGATGATATGATTCAGGAAGATGAATACGAATACTACTCTATGCAGATGGATGATAATCTAAAACCGTTTGCAATAAGAAGTATGGAGTTGAATATGAACGGCGCGGACCATAAAGGGTCTGCGTACAGGTATGGAACAAGTGAGTTAAAGCATCAGGCAGAACAGATGTATGGTGGCAAAATTGTATTGATAGGAAATCAAAACATGAAAGCCGGAGACTATGCGTACATCAACGACACAACAAGAGGTCTTAATGGAGTAATAAAGATAAGGGAATGTTCTCATATAATAAATGAGAATGATGGCTATCTTACAGTAATAACTCCTGGTCTATACGTAGAGGCTTCACAGTATATTTATTCTACCCTGTTTACGAAATTAGCTATGTCGGCTGCAATCATAACAAACAAAATAGTACTAGAGACACAAAGCAATTTATTCGCATATAATAGGACCAACACCGTATCTTCTATGCTTGGTTTATTTGCAAGCAGACAAATGGCCGAAATAAACGATGAGAATAAAAGATTTACAGCAGCCTATCTTACGGCAAGATTCGTGCAAGGTGCCCCTACTGTAGCGATAGGTGCATTAAGTGCTGCATCATTTACTGCACTATATAGAGGACTATTCTTCTATGATACAGCGGCATATCTTGCATCAGGCTTTTCATCAAGCGTGATTCTAGAGACAGGCAAGGCGGCTGTAGCAGTAACAAACGCAGCAACAAGAAGTGCAGTAGCCGCTCTTTATGATTCTCTTTTAATATGGGGAGCAAGTCAGTCTGGTGGCTTCTTTGGTTCAGTTGCAAGGACGGCTGCAAATGTGCTATTGAGAACTGGAATGACATTTCTTACTGTTGCTACCTCCGCTGGCTTTCCGGTAATATTAGGAGCTGGCATAATTGGTCTTGCAGCCTACGCCAAGATAGAAGAGATAGAACAAACCAGAGAGCCTATAAGAATATTTCCATTATTATGGAATGGTTCGCCATATATCGCTGGTATAGCAGGATTTGAAATGAATACATATTTTAAATCATTTAAAACAAATGCGAAGTCAAACTTCGAAGCAGCATCTTTAGTCCTGGATAGAGTTTCTAATATAGCTGATGCAGAAATAGACAGAAATATAATAGATACGCTAAATGCTATAAACGCAACGTCTACAGTAAACATTACTACTATCAGCACTAGTGGAGTGAAAGTTCAATGAAGAAGCATGAGATAAAGGATAATAGCGGTGCTAATTTTCCTACAGGTACTGCCGACAACATAAGACAAGAAGCAAGTTTTGAGCCCGGAATAATAGAAAGTATATCTCCGCAAGGAGACTATACTTTTGCAGTAGTGAGACGCAAAGGGGACGAGATAAAAGATGTAGATCTTAATGTTGTCAGGGCTAATACATATCTTTTTGGCAATAAATATAATTTGCCAGAAAGCCAAGTGTCTCTTCATGAGCTCCTTATACCTTTAGACATAAGCGGAAACATAACCACCATAAATTACGAGCAGCTTATTGGCGAAGAAGTGATGGTGGAGGTGAGAGGAGGTAGGCCAGTAATGGCCTTCCTAGACATAAAGGTAAAGACTCCAAGAAGCATACATCCAAAAGCCATAGATCAAGCAAGGCTAATGTCTGACGATTTAGACATATCATCAAAAGAAGCTGTTGATCATCTTAAGTCTGTGGGATATAAAGAAGAAGAAATCAAGGATGTGACAAAACAGTTCTATGAAACTCTAGAAGTAAATGGCAAAATAATATCATACGGAACAGTTGTCACAAACCATAAGACATCGCAGCAAGACGGCAAGTCAGAACAAGATATAACTAAAAAGGGTATCCTGACATCATCAGTAACAGGCCTGCCTTCTACAAAACTAAAAGAAAAATCTTGCCATTCACATATAGGAATATTTAGCGCAAAATGACAATCATAAAAGACAAGATAGATTCTAGTGCCTTTCTAGAGGCAAGCGGTCTTCATTCAAGAATGGCGGCAGGAGCAATGTCTGTTACCGTAGATAAAGATGGAGGTTCTTTTGTAAATGGACCACTATCAATAAGTTCTGGTATAGGCAGCATTAAGTTTGGCCCTATATTAAAATTTAATCCACTAACGGCAAGCTGCGTACCTTCAACACTTGTTACCCCAATATCAACATTTATATTCGACATTCCAGCAAAGCATGCGGCCTCTTATGTGTCCATAGCCGCGATGGTATTATCTACGGTGTAATATATGAAAGACATATTATTTGACGACTACGGCGATATATCTATATTCGGTAAAGACATAGTGCTGATCCATAAAAATAGTGAAGCAGTAAAGCAAAACGCTGTAGACAGGATTAGGTCTGCTAGATTTGATTATAAGCTATATGATACATATGGAGCCAATCTAGGCGCCCATATCGGCAAACCAGTCTCTACTGCACTAGAAGAAATAATACAAAGAGATATAGAGATAGCACTAACGTCAGATGGATTCTTACGTAAAGAAGATGTAAAGGTTGTAGCTATCGTAAAGAATAATTCTGTATTTATGTCTACATCAATAGCATTAAATGAATACGTATATTCATCTACGGCATTAAAAATAAACGCATCACTCAACATGATAACAGGAGCAGTCAATGTCTATTGAGCAGTTCAATAAAACAATAACATCTATAAATATGATTAACTCTATTAATAGGAACCTTGGAATAGACAACGCGTCATCTTCTTCAAAAATAAAGATGATAGCCGACACCCTTACCGATGAAATATTTAACACTAATCAAAACACACAAGAATTATTATCAAGAAAATATACATCTACCGCAGCAGGCAAATATCTAGATATGAATGGTGCCGAGTATGGTGTATACAGAACAAAAGTATCTAGTGTAAGTATTCTGAAAAATGAAGGCACAGCCGTAGTTGGGCCAATTAATCCCGCGCTAGGCTTTGAAAGCCTTATGCTTGGCCAAGAAATAATAAGCCAGGGAGAGAAGTTTGAAATAGATGGCGCATTTATAGTAGAGTTCATAGATAGCGTGATAGTTCTAGATAAATACACCCCTGTATCTGCATATGTAAAAATAAAGCCAATTAGTGAAGTGACATCTGTGGACATAGCTAAGGATTCTTTATATGAATTATCTAACTATTCAAATCCGTACAGTAGACTAATAACTCTTTCATTTAGCAAGCCAGTATCTTTTGTAGTTGCAGAAATAGATGACGATACATATAGGCTTAGGATAGAGCTTTCAAAGAATCTATATTCTACGACGTCAGAAGAGTACATAAGAAGCCTAGCTGCATCACTGCCCGTCTCAAGCGATATAATAATAAAGACAAACGAGAATGGCACTGGTACCTGCTATGTGTACCTGTTGACAGAGACACAGAAGCTAACAGGCGCGGATCCTTTATATTCCAATACGGCAGAATACATATTGAGAATGATAGAATCAAACCTGCATGGCGGTATAGACTACAAGGTGGCGACACCAAGCCAACTACAGCTTAAGTTAAATGTTACAAACGGACTAGACTCTCTTGGGGAGTCTGTAGTAAGAAATATTGTGCTTAATATTTTCAATGAGTATTACAGCTACAGTAAAGGCCAAAAAGTTTCAGTAGATGCGTTAAATGCACTTATTGCGGCAAAATATGAATATGGAAATCTTATTACTGTTGACTATATATCGGTATATGACACAGCACTTAGCGGCTTTATTTTTGTAAACGAAGTAGAGGTAGAAATACCAGATGAGTACTATTTATACCTTCCAGTAGGCGATATAGAGGTTAATCAATAATGACTAATAAAAATAACCTAGAAGTAAATAGACTTATATCATATTTCCCCAAATGGTCTTTTGCGTTCAGGAATCACTATTCAAAATTAACTAAACTAATATTTCCATTATACGATTCAATATTATCTTCTCAGTCAAGAATAGTGCATATAGCTGCATGCGCTATAAAAAATAGCGAGCATACTTTCGAGTTTAAAAATAAAAGCCTATACAGATACATTTCGCCATATGTAGATGGATATCAAAAAGCTGCAAGCATAAATACTTCTGATGGGGTATTTGAAAATATAGGCCAGCTTACTGACTCCTGGTACGATGACTATCCAGTGGGCGCAGTAAAACTTATGCCATGTAACCAAAAAACTATTGCTAGCATAGCATGCAGCCCAGATTCATACTTCGAACCATTAGTTCTTGGCAGTGAGTCATTCCTATATGTGTCAGGAGCAAAGGGCACAATAAATATATTTGGGCTAGATGCCAATGGTGATCAGGTATCTGAAAAAATAGAGGTGACCAATAAAGATGTATCCTTTATGACTCTTAATAGATATAAGATAATAGTAGATGTAGACACTGATAGTGAAGTAATGCTTTCGCAGCTATGTAGTACTATGTCGTACAAGTCAAAGTTTGTAGACTATAAAAGGGTGGCAGATAATACTGGTTCATATTTCGAGCCTGTATTCGAGTTAGACGGAAGATCTATTACGGTTACCAATAATGGCAATACTGTTTATGAGTTAGAGTTAGATTCAGACTATGTAGACGGAAAAATATTCGTAACAGAATCGCTGGACATAGTATTTCTTACTGAGGATGGATCACTCAAAACAGCCAAGCCAGGAATAGATTTGTCCTTGTTGAATAGTGCAAATGCAACTTATAATAACAATGGCCTAGTATCAATAAACGTAGAGCATATAAGTGCCGGCACTACTGTTGTCTTTACTCTTAATAGGAAAAATATAGAAGCACTCAATAGTGCATTCTGCTTATCGATAGTGGATAACGGAGTAGAGTCGTTCGTTGATATCCATGGCAATATAGTTGATGAAAGAATATACTATCCGCCATCTGCAATAAATAGCAAGAAGGACATACCTTATTATTCAGCTTCAAAAAACATAGCAATGAAACTTCAGGTAGCCAATATACCAGTTCCATTTATGGCAGGCACAGCGGACAACACAATAATTTCAAGCACAGTATTAAACGGCGTAGATGATATCTTTATCTACGACGGGAAAATAGTAGTTGTGATGTTTGATTCTGCATATACAATTTTTAATACAAACAATATACTTGTTAATGAAGATGGTGTTACTATATTGGAAATTCAAGACACCAATCCTCAGTCAAAGCACTTCTTCTTATATCCAGTTAGACAATGTTACCTTCACGACAGCCAATACATATACACAGAATCACCAATAGAGATATTGTAGAATGGACAAAATACCACTTAGCGATACACCATCTAAGCGATCATCACTTTCAATAGACGCAATAAATAAAAAGATAGAAGCATCTCCAGTAATATACGTTGAGTCACCACTTTCTGTAAAAGTAAGTGGCTCACTAATTATAATTGGCGGACAAGAATATCAACTTGAGACAATGACAGTATTTGATGTCGTAGTAGCAATACGTGGAGCTGGTGGTAATGCATGGCTTACATCGGAAACAGTAGCAATGCTGCCGGCGATAATGCTATCTGATTTTTCTAACAAAAACACAATAGTCTCCAAACTACAATCTTCTCCGCACAATCTTCTTCTTGATTCTAAGCCATATATAGGATCAGTTCTTTCTATATCGGACATATCATATAATGTACTTAAGCTATATTCATTAGATAAGAAAGACATACCGTTTGAGGCACTTGCCAATAAGGTATATTCAGACATAGACGATTCGGCAAAAATAATGTATGAGTTGGCATATAATAAATACGTCATGTACGCTCAGAATGGGAAAGTCATAAATGGAAAAGATATATTCAACAACACTATTGGGCTAAAGAGCATATATATAAACGAGACAAACAAGAATGACAATAAATAAAAGTTACTCTATAAATATAAACTCAACAAACAAGTATGTTGATGGCCAACAAAATTATCTACCTCTATCAATAAAAACGACAACTGCAAAAGAAATAGATAGTGAACTACAACCGTCGTGGTCATCTAAATATAGTGACGGACTAATACCATCAGGCGCAATAAAAGATGGCTTATCATTACTATCTGATACTGATGGAATATATTCTATATTTGATACAGTAATAGATATTGACGGCACGGAATATTACTCAAGCACAAATGAAATATACGGCGATAGAGCATACATATTAAAAAGAAACAGTACGAACCTTGGTATATATCTTGAGTTTATAGTAGAAGAGTATATAGATAATAAATATCTTAAAATAAAAAACATGTCATCTGCCAATCTAGGTGGATCAAAACTATATATAGATAGACAATCTGAGTCTACTGTCGGAATAGCATATTCAGCACATGTATTAAACTCACTTGAAAAAACAACTCCAAAGATACAAAATGGCAAAACAATTATTACTTCAAAATATTGCCCGCTTGGAGAGTTTATTCTGGCATACCATGATAACGGTATTTCAGTAGTCGATATATCATCCAATATAGAACTAATAATGTATGAGACTGGCGAAATAATTATTAACGGCGAATATTCAAATGTAGGAATATATTATTTCATAAGACCGATAATGTTTAAGCCAGGCACGCTACAGCCAATGAAGTCTCCAACAGATGAATATAAATTCATATCAATTAATGGAGAAAGAAATATGCTTTTTACAGACTATAGTCTTTCAGAAAATATACTCGGGATAGCAGACGGCTCTATATCTACACTTAATACAAACTCTGATGCATTAATAGAATTCTCGTCGCCGATAATGATGAATGGAAAAAAATATTCAAGTATAGCGGTAACAGATAATATAAATATATCCTCACCATTATCACTCCAAGATAACCTGTTCAGTGCAACATACAGCTACTCAGTCGACCTAATAGTAGATAACCCTACTGTTACCCAGGATACAATAAATGTTGCAGTATACGGAGTATTTGTAGACCAAGGGGAAGAGAGGCTATCGTTGATGGCCGTAGGAACAACAGATGCCTCAGATGTAAATCCAATACTAGATGGCACATATTCTTCACCAATAGGAACAGACTTTGCTGGAGCAACGTCTTATCATAACTACCTCTATGATTTTAGTATTCCATTTGACAAAGACAAATATGGTTATAGGTTTGCTCTTCCGTCGTGGGTAGATGAAAATACGTTGTCGATGACTCAAGACGATGGAATATCACAAACAGCATTTACAGGCTTTAGTTTTATTGCGCCAGACATAATAGTAATAAATAAAAATATGATAGTTGATGGCGTATCATATGTAATAAACTATTCAAGCGCAGTAAGCCCAATAGTCGACGATGTGTCTAATAGCGAAGTAAAAATAAAATGTTCAAATGACCCTTTCGTATTATTTACAGGATTAACAGAAATAAGAATACTAGCAAATAGGGATATAGATATAGTGGCATCCAATATTGATAGCGAAGGCTTCATATCTTATTATTCAAATAGCGAAAAAATCACAATTAAGCCTAGCCGCAACTATATAGCCAAGAAGCTTGGTGAATATAAAACATTACTACTTAACGAGATATAAAGATGTCACAACTATCACAAGACTACACAGCTCCAGCAATAACTACAGTTAATGGCTTTGCTACAGAAGATACAATATTAGAAATAGTGTCACAGATAGAGACCGCGTCTAATGCGGCCGGCGATGCTATCGGCAATATCAATGGCAATGGCGACTACCAATATGATGAGAGCAGAAACATTACTAGTCTTTCTGCGACGATAGGTAGTACGTCAAATGATCCAGCCGAACCAAGACTAGAATATTTTTCAAACTTTACAGAGTCATACTCTTTGATCTCAAATAAGTCGGTAACTATGTCTCTTATTGCAAATACGCTTGATCCTGTTCTTATAACTGACGGAACAAACCCAACATCATTTTGGAACTTAAAAAGCTCAAGAGACCAATTGCTGGCTGTAGGAGACTACTATATCTCCGGAAGAGAATTGATATTTTACAAGGCACCAACATCTTCTTTTTCTGTTACCTATAGTGGAACATATCCTGGATTCTTTGGTGACGTAGAAGGATATAGGCCTAATATACTACCGAATCCAAGAAGCACAACTTCTTTAAATAAACCAACTCTTACTATTGAACCAAGCGGAAGACTAAGGGTTTCTGTAACTAATATAAACACTGACCCACTTCATTCATCAGATCTAGATGGAATTAATCCAATTGTTCTTTCTGCATATATAGACCAGTTTAAAGATGGCAGTGGAACACTTTCGTGTCCACTAGAATATATAGGGATCTACAGAAAAGACGGGAACTACTATAAGAAACTAGAAGTTCAGTCTATACATATTATTGACGAGACAACATATGAGGCCGTTACATCAGAAGTGATAGATACCGTAAACGATATCATTGTCATAGCGCTTGCTAATACTAGCCTATGGGAAAATGTATCTATTGCAATCAAGTCACTGTCCACCCACAGCCATACCGGAGAAGATGGAAGTCAAAAGATAAGACATAGCGATCTACATGGGCTGATACCAAAAGCAATTAGCGCAGACGTTAACTACGGTGGTTCGGGAATAGAAGGAAACGACCATCCTCAGTTATTCATGAGAGAGGGCCTTATAAATGATCCGTCAACTTACAACAATGCAATACTTGGCGATGTATTCATGTCATCTAGTAACAAGAATAATCTTTTCGACAATACGTTGGCAGACTCAAGATCGATAATACTTGGCTCTACAGATAGCGGGCATAGCATTAGGCGCAGGGCAATAGAGGCAGATGTTCTATTGACCGGAACTGGTAATGGCTTCTCTGTAACCTATAATAATTCCTTGTACAATTATGGTCTAAGGATAAATAACCATAAGCTTGCAGACACCATTAACAACCTAAGAATAGAATCGGCCAGCGGCAAGACTGTATTCGGAAGCGCATTAGCGCTAAATGACATAGAGCTAAATACTGCTACATGTAATGACGTAAATGTATTAAACGATGTAACCATAGCTGCCAACGGAGCGCTAACTATTGGCAATATTTCATTTTCTGCTGTAGGCAATAATCTTACAGTAACAAGTAATAGTGGATTGTCTAAAATAGTCTCTGGGTTAAATATTGAGGCAGAAGAAGCCAATATACAAAGTGCAACAATAAATACTCTAAACCTAGAGCCGTTGTCTAAAGTAATATTTGGGGCGAATGGCCAAGTAAGCGCGTCGTATTTTACTACTATAGACAATAAATGCACATATGTTTCAGACGGAACATTTGATATAAGAAATACTGGCAAGGCAACAGGCTTAGCATGGAAAGACGGGAACCAGTTAAATCTATCTATATACGCGTCTGCGAATGATGGCTCTACTTCTTTAAATACAAATAATGATATGTATGCAGAAGTAAACAGTGGAAATCTATATGTTTTAAAGAGCACACTGATAAACCAAGAAGATGATGGCGTTGAGTATTCATGGAAAAATATTACAGCCACAAGAGTTGACGACCTTAGGCAGTGGCCACAAGCAAATGTAAATGCTAAAGAAGTCATATCAAAGAAACAGTCTCTATCTAAGAGCAACGGAACAATAAGAAATGGCATATCATTTGGATCGCAAACAGGGGTATGGGCTACCTCGGCAAACGCACTATATCCAGGAAATGCAATAGTAGTAGAATCTCCTGGCGGAGTTCATTTTACTCAGGGCAACGATGTAGATTTTAGCAACGTAGTGTATTCTGATATAAAAGCAAGGAACATAACTTCACTAGGAACTGCAAGTATAGCTGGCGCCGTATCGATGACAGGAGGAATAGCTACTACAGATATTAATACCCAGACTATAATAGTAAATGATCAGCTAACTACATCTATAGATTCAGAAACAAGATTTTATGGAACCGTGCTATTCGGCAATGAAATCACATTTAATGATGACGTTACGATGTCAACTGTTGCAAATATTAATACGCTTAATGTTTCTGGCAACTCAGTTTTTTCTGGAACCGTTACCTCTAACACCATACTGACGGCAGAAGATCTTGTAGTAAATGGTGACACAACAATAGGGTCGGCCACATCCACAAATATACTTGATGGCAATACATTCTTTAATACAGGTGAATTTCAATCAAACATACCTAGTCAATTTACGGACTCAGTAGTATTTAGTGATACAGTAAATCTTAGCGGTCCAGTAACTTCAAATCAAATGACGGTCAATGGAATAATGACAACTAATGCGGCATTGAATTCTTCATTAATAAATGCTGTATCGCTAATAGTTTCTGGACCAACTACGTTAGACTCATTATCTGTAGATAATGATTTTAATATAATAGGTAAAATTTCAGCTGGATCGCTAGAAACAACAGGCGACGTAGTTGTTGGCGGCAATGCCAGGGTGGATGGAACCTTTACTTCTTATGGCGAAACAGTGCTTGGTTTTGATGGTTCAATAACAAGGGTTTATAACGGACTAGAAATGACAAATTCTGGATCTATTGATTGCAACAATGGAAATATAGTAGGCCTCGACATGATTGATGCTCCGTACGACTACGAGGTATATCCATCTCCAGCAATAGTTAGACCAAAGGATGCTGTAAATAGAGAATTTGTTATAAATGAAATAAAAAACGTAGTGAGCGCATCATTGCTGAGAACACTGTATCCTGTTGGAACAATATATAGCAATTCTAGCAATCAATCAAATCCAGGAATACCTACTGGCCCATTCGGAGTCCACAGCTTTGGGGAATGGGAAGAGTATGCTCAGGGCAGAGTTATAGTCGGCAGAGGCGGCACAGAAGACTCAAGAGGAGAGTCTAGGTCGTTCCTTAATGGCACATTTGGCGGAGAGTATGGGCACGTGCTTACTGTTCAGGAACTAGCGAGCCATACTCACGGATATAAGTTAAGATCTCTTCAGCATGACGACGGAGACGATAGAAGAAACGCTCTTGGAGAAAATTATACCATTGATCAAAGTGAGCCGGCAGGAGATGATTTACCTCATAATAACATGCAGCCATATATTGTGGCAGCAGTATGGGTTAGAATAGCATGATAGAAAAATCATACAATCTTGAGCTTCGCAAGAAGCTCCACCTGTTCAATCAAGAGCCATCGATGTCTTATGATGGCTGTATTGGAATTAAAACTAGCGAAGTCAATGGACTGTCTATAAAAATCATAGATCAAAGTGACGCAATAGCAGCTAGGCATTCTATTATTAATTCCACTACAGTTGAAGCCAACTATTCTAATATAGTTGCAACAGACGTGGATGGATACTATAAGACATTTAGGCCAGTTGATATTATTGCCGCGTATATAGACGGACTAGAACTGGAGATGGATTCTAACTTCATATACTCAGACAAACAATTCTCTGTTGTGCAAATGACCACTACATCAGGAGACTCAATATATAGAGAGTATGAATTTGTTCCTGTCTTTGTAGATGCAAGAATGTCTAATCTTAAAAAATATATAGATATAGATAATAAGTCATTCAAGGTTTCGGTAAAAAATGGTAAGGCAAGAATAGTTTTCTCGGCGCCATTTACAAAAGTTATGGACGTTTATAAGAATATATTTAATATTAAAGCGTCTCACTATAAGCTGAGAACAGATATAGAGGCTGACGATTTTATATATTCAGAATCAAAAAAAATAAACGGCATAAACAAGATAGTTGAATATGACTATGTCTCTCGTGCCAATAATACACACAAGGATGTCTTGCTTGATATAGTGGTAGGCACAGACAAGACTATCTATATTGGAAATAACAATATAGACCTATATAACTGTAAAATAATAGAAATAGACGGATCAGCAGTTGCTGAAATAGATGCATCAAGCGCGCTAATACAATCAATTGGCAAACTAGATTTATCACTAATACCAGAAACAGTATCGGCGACAAGTATCGTATTAAAGTACAACTATCTATCTATACCAAAGGCATCCCTGTCTATAAACCATAAAGATATAGACTATAATACGTCCATACAAATATACTGTATGCCGACAAAGGTAGGATTAGTAAAAAATAATAAAACTATATATCATTCTGTATATAACAACGACATGGTTGTGGCAACAGATATACAGGACATACAGGTAGGCTATTCAGCAAGTGGCGCACTATTCGAGGTAGACTATTCAGATCTAACAACAATGTATTCATCGTCTCAGGTAGCAATACGTGGGTTCTATGATAATCAACAGCCATATGTGGACAGCTATATGAATGGCATCCATGCAAAATCATTGGGTATTATAGCTATAAGGAATGGGCCAGCAGAGACATACGAGTCTGCCGGAATGATATCAAAAATATTATCAACACATCATGACTTTGATACAGTAAAAGAATATTCTGGTGCTGTATGCAATATAAATAATACAAAAGATATTATATGTAGCGCCGGAATACTGATTATAAACACAAGTTCTCTGCCATATACATTTTCAGTAGAAACTATAACACCGTCAGAAATAGCTGTAAAAATCAACACTACACAATACGCAACATACACAAATGCATTTGAAACAACTGATCAGACAGTAATAGATCTATTCAATGAAAACAATAGTCTCGCAGAAGACTGGACTATTGATCTAGAAAAATACACAATACATACATCTACAAATAATGTTATTACAGAAGCCACATATATCTCTAAGGCTATCACGATAGACAATCTTGAATTATATATTAAGGTGCAAAACAATGGCGCCGATACAATTCATATTGGCTACAACGACTATATATCACCAATTGGAATATCTATATGAAGGACTTTATAGACAATAGGGCCGCACTATTTCTATCAAAAAGGACATATGGCGTAAACCTAAATGAGAACGCCTCTATACAATCTATTCAGCTAGCCATGGATCAATTCAAACTTGTCGCAGATATATCTGAATCGCAGATACTTGGCCTAGGAGCATATGTAGATGAAATAGAAAACTCATATGAACTTATATATAACGGAATAATTAAAAAGATAGACTACATAGAAAATGTAGCAGACATGCTTTTAGCAAAGAGTAAGCAAGTCCCGATAAATAGCAACGGAATAATATCCATACTTGATATAGAAGGATCAGAAAAGAACGGCTGCTCATATATAAGCGGACTAGGCATAGCTTTGGAGGCTATATAATGGCAAGACAGTCGATAAAGATACCAGTCTATACCGGAAACTATAATTCAATAACAATAAAATCGACAATGTATGACCTATTCATAGAAAAAATAACTTGTACAGAAGAAGACGGAAGCGAAAGAATACTAGCTAGTGTAAACAAAATCATACCAAAAGATTTCTCTATAATATTCAAAGAGAGCCGTTCAAGTATAATTACAATATACTATGATCACATCATTACACCCACGTCGATAACGGATTTTATTAAGGTATATGCATCCAATAATAGGTATGTTAAAAGTGGCTCATTTAAAACCAAGGAAGTTGTACTAGGATATAAGAAAAAGTTTATTATCAACGTGGAATACGACAATATTGGTGATGCACACATAAGTGCATGCTGCAGCTTTGGGCTATTAGATGAAAATATGCAAAAAATATTCGGAAAGGATATTAAAATACCTATATCTTCTAATACTGTTTATATTGATAGCGACGACATTGACGGGTACGATGGCGTATATGGCTATATAGACAATAGCAAGATAACAGATATATCGTTACTTAAAGATAAAATGGAAGATGTATATAGATTTGGAATCCCTTTAAGTATGGAAAAAGCCATCAATTACGATGGCGTTTCTGTTAACATAAATCAGCAAGCATCATATGTGTCAGTAGCTGTAGAAGTATTTATAATAAATACAGATGTATCAAAAGGCCACCATACACCACTTGTTAAGAATATAAGTATAGTTGGATATTAATAATGGAAATAATTGCAAACAAGAATAGACGCGGCCTATTAGAATACATAAAAGACACTTCGTTTTATATAAACACAGCAATAGACAGTATAAATGATACCAATGATTCTATATTGTCAGTAATAGACAAGTCTATATCTGCAGCAAATAGAGCCGTTGAGAATATTAAGATAATAGCTAATAAGCTAGCAGACGCTATAGTCATAGATGGCAAGCTTGCATCTACAGTCAATATATTTAGCGATGAAGTAAAGTCAGATAGTGTCAATACCGTATTAGACAATGATAGCTTATCTATATACCTAGATCAGTCTGACGAGAAAGTTCTTGTTGTAAAAAACATGTCCATAACAGGCAATAATATTGGCTCAATAAAAGCCGAAGATGTAATATCTGGAGATGGCGTAGTCATATCAAATGACAGAGCGTACTTGTCAGTAACTGTAGATATAGAATTAGACAAAGAAGATATTATCTCTGCGCTTGATGTGCACGTAGAGGATGACGGCACAATATTCCCGACAGTTGTATCAGCTATAGGTATTCGTGCAAATGGAAAAATAGAAAAGATACAGTTCGCAAGAACCAGATCTGACTCAGTGCAGATATCTAAAGAGCTAGAGAGACTACTTATCTCCCCAGCCGCATATAAGAAAATAAGATTTACTATACTTAAGAATGATTCATCACTTACAGACAGAGTGTCTACTTCTATTATTTTAAATAAAATAAATATAGTAAGCATGGATTCATTCAAGACCGGCTCTATTGTATTCGGCCCAGTAAAAGATAATATATCTATCAAAAAGATAGCTGTCGACTTTATTGAACAGCAATCAAAATATAGCAATATAAAAGTATTCATATCCACAGACAATAAGACATGGATAGAAACATCAAGATCAAACAGAGATAATCTAAGCCAGAAAGTTTTCAATATAAACAATATAGATAAAGACAGTTACTTTTTCGAGCAAGAGGTGAGATCTTTTTATGTCAAGTTTGAAATATCAGCACTAGAATCTACGGCCAATATAAAGGCGATACCAGATATATTCATAGCAACTGATGTGTCAACAAACTATACAGAGCAAGCGTACGGTTCAGACTATGCTGTATATCAAGTAGATATGGCAACAGGTAATGGCTACGGCCGAATAGTTCTTGAGCAAAATGATGAGTCGGTAGTAATAGGAACAAGAAACGAAAAGCCTTTCACTGATTATAAAAAACTAGAGATAGATAGCAATACAATGGTAGTAGCGGAAAGCTTTATAGAGCAAGATATAGCTATATATGGAATTTCTACACCAGTACTAACAGAAGTAGGGGAAGGTTATACTGAAAGCGCATGTCTTGTGCCAATAGTGCCGCATGGAGTATATAGAATACAAATCTCTGGAGCATCAACCTATATAGATATGTCACATGGCGTAATAGGCTCTATAGATAGATTTAATATCGAAGCAACACAAGAAAGTATTGCTTACGTCTATAATGCCATAGGCGAGCTAATTGGCACCGTTACAGCGACGAGTATAGAAGACAAATATATAATCTCGATGCACGATTTATTCTTTGGTATTAATAATGACACATCATTTAATAAATACTACCCGATAATAACGCCGGCAAATACTTATTCGATAAGCGGATACAGAGTTGTATATAGTGGTCATCCAACTACATCAATTAACATAAATAAAATAAAAGAAGAAAGAATAAGAAGCATAGAGGTATCTAAGCAAAGCGGAAGGATTAAGTCGGAAGTTTTAAAGACAGGAAAATGGGAAGGGTTGCTATCGGAAGAAGCATTTAAGAAGAAGGTAAAACTTAAGCATTGCAATTTAATCAATGGATCTATATCTATAAATGACAATAACGCTTATGTGTCGAGCATAAGAAAAGAGGTAGGCTTCATAGATGGTAAAACAGAGTTCAGCGCGAAAGAATATAAATCTATAAGTGTTATAGGTAGCCCTAATATGTCTAATATAATAGATATGGATGCGTATGGCGTAGAAGTTAAAAACAATGAGCAAATGGATGTATCTGGAGAGACAAACCTATTTACCAATCTAGTTACTTCAGAAAACGAACTTATAAATGAGGGCGACTATTTCGTAAACGACAATAAGATTTATCTACCAGAAGGAGTATTTCTCTCTGCATATATAGAGACAACTCTATCCTTTAGCGCGGTAAGCAATACATATAATTCTGGATTATTTTCAGTAGACTACAGAAATGGAATCTTGTACTCGAATACTCCTATAGACTCAGCTACAATAATTAAATATCAATATTCATTAATGTTTGCATCTTTTATAGAAACAAAGAGAGTCACAGAGGGCTATATAGACACTGGTAGTAGTATTATTATTCATGGAGATGATGGTAGATATTATTTAAAACTAGAAGCAAAAGATAAGAGTATGAAGAAGATAAATACATCACCAATAATCAAAAACATAAACATATACTATACGGTGTAATATGAGCTTTAAAAGAGACGCTGCAATAAAAATACTGCTAATGAGAGGAGTTAACGTAAACGAAGATTCTATTCAGGCGGTCATAACAGAAATGAAAACCTACGACTCAATAGATATGAGTACATTCTCGTTTGCAGACGAAATAGAATTATACCTATATATTTGCAATCAGATAAGTAGCTTTAAGGATTTTGAAAAATACAGCGAAAGGATAACTTCTCTTATAGAAAAGGTAGAAGATGACTTTGCATATATCAATAGAAGGCTATCTAATAGCACATATGATAAAGTAAAGGCAGCAAGACTAGGTCTTGAGAGTATGTCGGGAGAGTCCTTGACATATTTAGTAAATATAAATAAACAGAACATGGAAGAAGGGTCAACGGCGCTAATAGTTAACGACGAAATAGTAGCAGGGTTAGCAAAAAACAATGGAGACAATAGGTCGATAGACGTAACAAGCGTAGGTCCGCAATCTATTCTAGTAGAAATAGATGGAGAAACAGACCCAGGAGTGGTTCTTGAAAAGCAAGGAACAGTGTTTACTGTAGCCGACAATAAGAGGGTGATAGAAGAAAGTGGCATTTATAAAATAAGATGCAACTCAGCAAAGAACACAAAAACAAAAATAACAGTGAATATAGACCTAAATAAAGAAATAGAAATAGAGTCTATATGCCCAGTTTTCGAAAATGTAGAAAAAATAAAAATACTAAAGTCAAAAAACAAAAAAACATTTTCGGAAATTACAGGCAGAACATTATCAAAAGACAGAGTGTTCTTTACAAAAAGAGAGGCTGTTCGCTATATCACTATAATAATCTATAAAGATAAAGCAACATCAAAGAGCGCCAATAAATTCATATACGACACAATAATTAATCAAATAAAGATATCTTCTGAATTTGAAAAAGAACAGGTTTCATTTGAAACAAAGGCAGAGCTTATTGGCTCTAATCTATCAAAGGTATCAATATCAACAATAGACAACTATGATGACAAGGATATAACGATAGATTATAAAATAAAAATAAACGAAGAAGAATGGCAAAGCATTAGGCCGATAAACAAAGTCGGAAACATTGATGTGCCATCAGTAGTAAGTTGCTCAAACAACTTTGATAATAAGATAGTAGAGCTAAGCGACTACGCATATAATGATGAGAAAGTAACCTATAGCCTAGCTATTCCACAAGAATTTATAGCTTCAAACAATATAGACTATATGTCAAATATTAATGAATGGAATTATAGAGAAGGATTTTATGAAGCATGGGTATTCAACTACACAGACAAGACAGTAGATATCGGCAGTAAAACTATTTCTGTAAACAATCAAAAAGTAACTGGAGTAGTGTCTATAAATAAAGGACTGTCACTTGTAGAGGTGGCCGAGGCAGACTTTGTTAAACTATTTAATAAGTCGTTCATCAAAAGCTATATAAAGTCAGGAAACTCAATATCGGTAACACTTCCAAGCGGAAGCGTATCTACAATTATAGATAGTGAATACCCATACAATGTAAAACTATTAATAGAAGAATCATCAGATTTTCTATATGGCAAAAAACTAATAGAGCATGTAGACTTCAATATATTAAAAAATACATCTGGAGACGGGGCCAGGATAGTAAAAGATAACAATGGAACAATTCATCTTATCTATCACAACCTTTACTCTGCGGTATACAGTATTAAAATAAAAGGCACATTAAACTCTAGCAACAATAGTAAAATAGCTAGAATATCCCAAATCATAATAAGGGGCGAATAATGATAGTAGCAAAAAAACATAAAGACACCACCCCTGACGGAGCAGTAACTCTATTCGCGCTGCCAACAGATTTTATAGCAGACTCAGTTGATTGCCTAGAAATAAAAAGCGACAGAAGCGTATTGTCTATTGACGTTATAGAGATAGGAAATGGGTTTGTTCAAACAGCACAGATTCCAGCATCGGGCTCTGTATTACTATTTAATTATCTTTACGATGATGTATCCATAGCCTTAGCAGCAACTTCTATTGCAGAGCTAAAGCCATGGGATGCATCAAGAATATTAGATATAGGAAGATCAATAGACACCATTAATCAAACAATAACAGTAATGACAAAGGCTATTCTGAATAGAATATCAAAAGAAGAAATGTCTATCCTTATAACTCCACTAGTAGAAAGACTAGACGCTATAGAGAGAAGCAGGACGACTTATTGATAATATATGATAAGCCAATTCATTATCCATTATTGTAGGATTAGATAGAGACGGTAAGTCCTCAACAGGAACATCAACAAAGTTAAACCTATCGGCGGCAGGAGTAGTTCCTGCCCTTTCCTTATGCACTGTCCTGCAGTAGTCAATATATGACATTACCAATATTCTTGGAAAAGATTTATTGAAAAACGTAGACAGTGTGCCGCAATTTTTCTTAGCGCCCTTAGTAGAGGGCCTATAATTCAGCTCAACTTGTTTTATCCATTTAGCCAAAACAATAGGGAATAGATATCCCCAATCATCACGAAGCCTAGCTTGACTCTTATGGTCTGTATAAAATCCTGTCTTCACTATAAAAGAATGAAATGCAGGATCGTATATGTTGCTAGACTCAGCAAGAAGAAGGTCATCTATATCATAATAGTATGACCATATTAACTCGGCTAAATCATTTTTATTAAAAACGACTATGCCATCAGAAACATTAACCATAGAATTCAATACATTGGTAGGTATCCTTTGAGAGAAGTGCTTAAACCTGGCCAAAGACTCAGGGCTGTCGCCCTTAAATTTACGCCATAAAGCAAAAGAAGTAAGATTAGGAACCTTATGTTTTTTGCTAATATTGGCGCGAGCAGAAAGCTCTTTAAATGACAAAGACATAGCTACTCCATAGCAACCACATATGCATTCTTTTTATGATCAAATGTAAACCTGTATACGATGCCACAACTAGTAGACTCTCCACATATGATAGGAAGATCTAGGTATGGACTATACTTTACGGAAAGAGTCCACTCCAGCCTTTCTCCACACACATGACAACATGTAAGAAGAACATCTTCTACTGTGTCATATATGTTTTCAGGGTCTATGTCTTTCCAAAATAAATCATCATATGGCATTACACAGAGACTCCATTAACACACACGATCTTAGAAAAGCCCCAGGTTTTATCGTAGGAGAAACCAACCCTTATCTTAGAAAACGCTTCGCGGACAGACATGGCCTGTTCTTCATTTAGACAGCAAGAGTCTATATCTTGCACTGGTGTAATTTGGTTGTCTGCAATCACATACTCTAATTCTATATATTCAGTTTCCGACATAGGACTACAGCTTAGCAGCCTCTTTATTGTGCCACATTAAAAATAGCAAGCATGTAGCAGCATGGGCAAGATGTGACAAGCCGGTTTCTGGATCTGCGCTCTCGCCAATAGAATAGGCGAACATATGCCTCATGGCTGCATCGTAGTAACGCTCAGGAGGCTGAACAAACTTCCAGTTATTAGGGGCATATTTTCTAGCACCAAATTCAAGCACATCGACTATTTCACTAAGAGGACCTATCGGGAGCAATGATGGCCTTGGCTTGCCAGAGTCATATTTTGTCCCAATAGTAAAATCTTTAGAGGCAGTAGCTTCATTATTGTCTGGACGTATGATTTCTTTTAAGTCTTTAAAATCAAGCTCCAATTGTTCTGATATAGACATCATCTATATTTTTCCATAAAAGTATTTTATATGGCGCATAAAGCGCCAATGTTTTTACTAGATAATAAATTTATCTAGATCTGAAATATCGTCAACAACAGAATTTAATACATAGTTTGATGAAGAAGATTCTTGCTGTGCATGTTGATGAGCATTAAGGTCAAGCCATCTATCCATATATTTTAATGGATTTTCCATAGGTGAGTATGGAAGGCCAAATGTTTGCCTGACAGGTATTGATCCATAATACGAATACTGATTAAGTAAAATAGGATTAAGACCAACAATAGATCTACCGTTCTCAAATAGAGAAGGGTTCCATTCTGCGTCAGCAGCAAGCACATCATCTATAAGTTTTTCTATCAGGTGAGAGCATTGTTGTTTTGCAATTTTACCACGAGGAGTATTGTGCATGATATTAAGAACAGCCCTGCCAAAAGCAGCATGTATGCCTATTTCATCTTGCATTATCTTTTGAATAAGCTGACCGATGGCAATAAACCATCCTTGCTCAACAATAGCAAAAGTAGCAGCAAAAGAAGAATTAAACTGAATACGCTCAAGACAATATAAGGCACAAATAGCCATGTAGACTATATTGTAAAGCTCTTGATCATTCTTTCGAATACCCAAGATATACTCTGCGCCAGCGATACGTAGCTGTTCAAAATAATAAAGAACAGGCTCTAGTCTAGCCCCTATTTTTTCATTGTGCATAACCAGCTTAAAAACTTCATTCGGATCAGGAACACACTGTCTTACTATTTCAGAATAAGTAAGAGTATGAGTTACTTCTATTTCAGAAATCTTAAGTATTCCAGCCCAATACTCAGAGTTGGTTATGAAAGGTGCGAGCAATGGAGCAATAGCTCTTGCAGCAACACTATCGGTTTCCCACTGGTAGGCTATATTAAGCAGCATGATGTCATATATATTCTTTGGACAACTAAGAAGATCAAGTCTAGATTGCTCAAGACTAAGCTCGTCCTCTGACCAGTCAATAGATTTCTGATGCTTATATAAATTAAAAAGCTCTGGATGCCTAGTGTTTATACTATCAAACAAAGCAGGAGCTTCGCCGAGGATAAGTTCCCCGGCACCAGTGCTCCATTCGGTGTTATCATTATTAAATAATGTCATTAATTTTCCAGTATGTAATATTATTTACAATGTACATGCGCCACCAGCACAACCTTTTTCGTCATCTTCAAAAGAGACCGGAACATCTTCTTGGTCAGAAGATATAACGGCACCAGCTATATTCATATAGTATCTGGACTTCAAGCCTACGCGAACAGTATGGATCCATTCAGTAAAAAGCCTCTTAAGACTAACCTTTCTTTTACCATCCTTTACTTCGCAAAAAATATACAGATCGGCAGAAATACCTTGATCTGTAAACTTTTGAAATATAGCGTACATATCAATTAAATCTAGATTAGATATGTCCCAAGCAAGTTCATATTGAGAACCTAACTCTTCCCAGTATGGTGCTATAAATACATTTTTATCATTGCCATTGGTTTTAATAACAACGCCTTTACGCACTGGATATATAGAGTTAGTGGTATTGGAAGCTATAGAGCTGGACTCACCAGGCATATATGCACAAACAACAGAAAACCTAGTTCCCTTATTTTCTATAATCCTGGCGCGCAAACTTTCCCATGGCCGAGTTAAGGGAGCTTTAACTATCTTATCTACGTTTTTATTATACGTATCTATAGGTAGCCATCCTTCGGGAATCTTTGTCTTATGCATCCAAGGGGCATTACCTCTTTCTATTCCGAGTTTAAGAGAAGCTTCGTAGAGGAAGTAAGCATGCCGCTCTGCAACATAATGCATATATTCTTTGCCAGACTGCGCACTATAATAGAATCCTTTATTTGCCATATCATAGGCTAGATTCATAAGTCCAACACCAGCAGACATCCTTCCTTTTGCGCTTACCTCAAGAGACTTAAATGGATAGCTCATCGTATTGATAGCTTCATCTATAACGAGTAAGCAATAGTATGCTGCCATAGCATATTCTGCATCATCCTTAATGCGACCAAGGACAATAGCCATAAGATTACACAATCCTATTTCGCCATTAGAGTTATCAGAATATAGCTCTTGAACTCCACCTTCAAACGAAGCAGTTGGGACAAAAATTTCAGTACACTGGCCAGTAAGCACTCCATTGAAAACGCCATAATGTCGCAATGGCTCATTAAAACAGTAAGTGTCATCAAAGCGGCCATTATCAACAACAGATTCTATCTTCACAAACCTGGCAGCACTTCTCTGTATATTGTTATTGATAGAGATTTTAAGTCTGCGACAATTAAGTCCTAAAGATAATAGATCTTGAGACTCATTAGAAGGAATTAGTAACCTATATGATTTTTGACATAAAAATAATTTATTTTGACCGGTACCGTCATTGGCAGGAAGCTGCCTAAAACCTTCATCTTGAAGAAGGGTTATCTTAGAAGAAATTCCAAGAGACTGTAATAGCATTTGTATATCAGATAAAAATGCATAGTTTATAGAGCAGGCAGTTATTTGCTGATTTACCCCATTAGAATATATACATCCATCGCCATCAAGATAGCCAGATAGCCATTCCATTTTAGAAGCTATAGAGTATTCAAATGATGGAACAAAAAACTTAGGCTTTAAGTTATTGTAGTGCTTATAGCTTCTATTATGATTTGGCTGATCTATCCAGCTGCCGCCACCAATAAACATATCTTTAAGCTTTAATTTTTCGTCATAGAGATAGATTCTTTGACCATTAGGCGTTAAGCATCCGTCAGCAGAATAGAATCCATTAATATATGCATTATCTAAATGATCATCTCCAGAGATACATGGAAGCTCAAATTTAATAAGCTTGTCGCCAGGAAGTAATTCATTAGCTCTTCTCTCTTGAGGAGGCAAATGGTATTCAGTTTTTACATAAAACTTATGATATGGAGTACAATCTATACTATGACCAGAATCAGTATTGACAGTAATAAGCTTTTGATTAGATCCAGTCTTCATGATAAGAACATTAGACCATTCAAATCCATTCCATACATCGACGTATTGACCTACCAAATCAACAATAGGTATATGTCCAAATTTAGTTAAGATCTTAGTTTCAGGAGCAACACACAAATTGGAAGAATATATTGTGTCCAAGAAAGGAGTATGAGTATTTGCTTCATTAGCATCAAACGTATAGGCCCGACCTGTCTGAGGGGCCTCTTTTAAAAATTTAAATGCTATATCTCTAGCCTTAACTATCTTCTTGGGTACATTCTTGTCGTTACGATACTTTTTATATAAAACAGCAAATAGATCTTGATCAGAACTATACATTGCCTCCCATAAGTCAGGAGCATGTAGATAGCTTATAAGCATCCAGTCTTCATTTGCCGCAGCTCTTTCTGCAAAAAATCTATTATAAGAAACGGTATAGTCTAAATCTGGAATCCTTTTTTCATCTATAGAAGTAGGATTACGAAGACTTATGATGTCTAAAACTTCAGGGTCTAAGACTGAATAATAGGTATTACAAGCACCACCCCTTCCATTCTGTCTATTTGCCCCTGTAGCGGACTCTAATGACTTATAGTAGGGTAGCCTACCTTGATGAGCGATAGTTCCACCACGGACAGGATCCTTGATGCTACGCGTCATTATATGAGAACCAAGGCCAGAAGAGGCAGCAGTCATCATGTAGGCAATATGATCTCCGGCAGCAAGACTTAATAAATCATCATGAGCAGTATAAAGCGCACAACTAGCAAGACCAAGATGGCCAGTGCCAAAATTAAGGACATATGGAGTTGGGGCATTAATTTTATTATTACTGATAAGATAATAGAGATTTTTGATATGATTCAACCTATCTTCTCTATTTGTCTTATTCATGGAGCCCATGCAGAAACGCATATAGGTAAACTGAGGAGTTTCAAAATACTGCCCAGTAGTTCTATCTGAGATGCCGTACTTGCCAACAAGCTGCTTTAATTGAGAATATATATAAGTAAAGTCAATGCTATGATCAATTAGTGTGCCTAAATAATCTAATTCTTCATCGCTATATGACATATTGGCCCAAAGGCCTTTGAGTGACATGGAATAATACATGCTTTTAAGAGTAGGTATTTTATCTATGCCGCCGAATATATTCTTATACATATCAGAGATATAAAGACGACCAGCCATCTTAAGATGTCCAGTAGTAGCCCTATCTATACACTCAGATATAAGGGCTTGTTGAATATCGGCCGTAGTACAGTTATCATGACATTTTTTATATGCGCCGATAGTCACAGAAGACCAGTCTACTCCAGCACCAGCGGCCCATTCAGCCCAGAGATTTAACTTTTCAGATTGAAACGGCTCCATAGAGCCATTTCTTTTAATTACGTTTTTAATCAATTTTATATTTTACCAATTAAGGCATTATTAGTTATGTAGTGATATGTTCCGTCTAAAGATGTAAAGTGCCAGTTTATCGTGTCGTCAAACTTTAACGTTTTAGCATAGTCGTCAGGATCAATAGCGCCAGACGAATCAAGAGCAAAAGGAAAGAATGGAGTAGAGAGGGAGGAATATAGTATCAATATATCTAAATAAGAGATGTCGGCAACATAAGTACCGTCGCAAGCAACTCTTTTAAAGATATCGGACGAGCAACCAACCTGGGCACGTTTTACCCCTAATTGAATTGCAGCTTTATCTCTCGCAGACTTACGAGCACGTCGATATAACCTTCTAGCCCTTCTTTTATCAACACCTATAGCCATAGCAAGGACAAGTTTGGCTAAAGCAGAATTCATATATGATTTATTCATATTCAGATCTCACGCTAATACCAACAGGAAAAATAGGCAGCCCATCATCAGATAGTCGTTGATATTTAACCTTTAGCATCTTACCAATATAATTATCGAGATTAGTCAATTGCTCTTCACGTACGCTATTTTCACCTATACATCTGACACCGAACTCTAAACCATCAGCAGTCTTACATCTAAATGTGCACTGACCCTCTGATAATCCGCAACCTTCTTCTCCGCCAATTATTTCAAATTCACTATCTACAAAATCTTTAACCTTTTGTAGGTTTGCAGAGCGATGTTTAAACACGTAGGAGCCATTAGCATTACGAACCATTGTGCCTTCATATCCTTGAGAGATAAATTCAGCATGTTTAGCAAACATTTCTTCTTCATTTTTTACAAGAAACGTAGGAACGATAACTATCAAATTAGAGTCTAATAATGGTGCAAGTTTTTGCAATGCCGCAGTTCTGGCAGAAAAACCAAGCGAAGTATCGCATATGTCGTATATCCAATATTTTATCTTGGAAATATTAGCATCTGGCTCTTCTTCGTTTTTAATAGCTGACATTATCTCCTGAAATGTTAATTCATGAGAATATAGCTCTCCATCAAATACAATAAGAGAGCCTGGAATAGATTTATTTATGGAGTCTATGATGGCCCCAACAGCGCCGAAGTTTTTACCTCCGCGAGAGGTACACTTAAAGCTTGATATCGAATTGTCAAAAGCAGAAGTACATCTTGCACCATCTAACTTTGGCTGTACGTAGCACGGAAACACAATGTCATGAGAACGTTTACGGTAATCATGAGCAAGCATAGGAAGTATAGCTTCTGCTACAGCTTGGTCTTCTCTGGCGTATTGCTTATCAATCTTTTTATTGAATGTGCTTTCAGCTTCAGAAACTGCTTGTTCAAAATGAGTTGTTGCATTTTTCTTACCGCAATTCTTGCCGCTATAAATATTTTTTTCAGTAACAGTGATTGTTTGGCCAACATATCCATGAGAAGTAACTATAGTAGAGTATGTATCATTATCAATAACAGATATCATCCATACTTTCTTCTTGCCAGTAGATGATAAACCATAAAGAGTGTCAAATACTATTCTATTTTTTGGCATTTTTCATGCTCCTATATAATTTCTTTCTTCTGTCAGATGCTTCAACTAAACGCGAACTTTTCTCTGCCTCAAATACAGTCATAGAAAAATCATCGCTACTAGAAGCTATAGCTTTAGATATATCTATTCTCACTTGTTCTATGGTTGGCATCTTTAGTGTTGAGTACCTAATAACAGAGACATGATTGTCTTTTGCCCACTGCATTTTTGTTTTGTCTAGATGAATACCGTTCATATAGCCATTTATGTCTTTGTGGAAAAAATCTACATATCTGTCATGTTGTTCGCCATCTATTTCAATGGCTATCCCGAATTGCTTAAGGAAGATATCGAATCTTTGGCCAAGCTCGGGAATAACAAGCTCCCACAGGACATTAGAGGCGCCATATATTTTTACGCATTCATCATATATAAAACGTTGTGGAGCACTGCCTCTATTGTCTGAGCCCATTAATGACCTCGTCAGCAGAAAGCTTCTTTTTGTTTTCTGACCTAGAAAATAGTCCATGAGACCTAAAAAATAAATCATACTCAGCAAAAGCCTCGTCTGAAATAACCTCTAAGTTAGTATCAACAAATACGTCTATTGCGAACTTATTCTTAATGCGCTCTATGTAGTAGCTAGAAGTATTCCTATCAACAAAGCAGACAATCATGTCGCTTTCATCAGTAAGAATACCTATGATCATTTGATACTCATTAATCATCAAAGGAGTAGAGCTATCAGATATGTCATGTCTAATGTATTTTAATTTCATAAATCTGTAATTTTAGTTGAGTATTGTTTTATATTAGTGCAAGAAGAATTGTATTTGCATAGCATACAGTAAGAAAAATTAGCAGAATTCCTGATAGGACTAGACATAAAAGACTTAACGGCCTTAAGAATATAATCGCTAACAGAATGCCTCCTGATAACTATAGGTGAAACAACCGAGTCAAAGGAATAAGACAATATGTTTACATTTTTGATATGTATGCCAGCCTCTAAACAGTAATCTATAGCAGACAACACCTTAGGATTAATAAGGGCATTTAAGGCAATAGATGAATCTTGTTTAGCTATTATCAATAAGTCAACAGTTTCAGGAGATACCAATATGGCATTTATACGAGAAGCATAACTGTATCTTGGCATAGTGCCAATTGGCGTATAGTATTCTATATCAGGAGCTATATCTGTATATTTATTAAACAAGTCAACAATATAACTATAAATTGCAGAAAGCCGAACAAAAGACTTTGCAGATACGGCGATATGTTCTTTTGATTGATTATCAAACATACTAAAATAATAATTATTAAACATAACTGTCATGTCTGCCAAGCTAATGTTGGGGTCTTTAATAAATGAGTTAATAATATTACTTATAATTATTGCAGACGCACGTATAGGTGAATCTGCATAATTGAGCACATCTAGATAGTCATAGTCTATAATACTATCACGATAAACTTTATGGCTATCCTCGTAAGTAGTTATTATTGGACATATAGAATCAAGAGAGAGATCTATTGATAATATCTTATCATTCTTCGTCGTCATCATCGTGCCTTGAATGCATATTGAATTTAATAATATCAATAGATTCTTGCTCTGTTATTTCGGAAAAAAATGCTTTATCTGGCCAAGCCTTAAGCCATTGATTTCCCTTATATGAGCTAATTTTATTTTTGCCAAAATATAAAGAAAGTATGGGATATTGATTTATTCCATCATGAGACCAATGGTAAAGATCTGAATCGTTTCTCCTAGAATGTAAGTCACTATACATATGCATAATAGCATTACTATCATAGGCGAGAGATTGACTCTCAGCTAAATCACTATTGGTTGGCTTAACACCAGTGATTAATTTTCTGTATTCAACAGTAGATATAATCGTACAATTATACTTAACACAGCAAGACTTTAATTGATGTGAGAGGTGCTTGTACTTCATGCGGCTTTCTTCAAAGCCTGCAACGGTGACTAAATGGGCATTGTCAAGAAAGAAAAATAGATGTCTGTCAGGATATTTTTCTGAATAATATTTCAGCAACATTTCAATATAGTCAAGACTAGTGCCATCTTCTGCATCTAATAATACATACCTATCTGCTGACGCCAAAGAAAGAATCTTTTTACAAGAAATATCTCTTTCTTGAAGAAGCGCATCGTATTCAACAGAATCTTTAAACCTATGCGGCGCAGAGACCTTATTTATGCTAAGTAAATCAAATAGGTCACGATTAGTATTAAATAATCTTTTAGCTACATCAGAGCAAAGTATCCTACCAAAAACCTCTTTTTTACTATCATCAATAGTTAGCCAGACAGTCATAGCGTTAGGATTAAGATCAACTATATTGGTTGAAAGCTGGGCAAACAATGAAGTTTTACCACAATTCTCAGAAGCACCAAGTAATAAAAGCTTTTGTTTTAATTCACCATCAAGTGCATAGTTAAGAGTTGAGAATTCTGGACCAAGATTAATCTGATTAGTAAGCTCTTCTGTTTCCTGGTATTGTTTTATGCCAAGAATATCTGCAAGCCTAGATTGAACATCAAGAGTATTGGACTTAAACTCTTTATCTATGCTTTCTAGCTTACTTAAAGCAGAAGATAATATAGTTTCAATGCCACCAATGGTCTCGGAAGTCAAGTTACCAAGAAGGTCAGAGACAACAGCTTGCTTTGCTTTAGATATTTTTAAATCATCAGCATTAACTATTTTGTCAACCTCTTCTTTAATTGCCTTACATGATATAGATGTGTAGTCGGCCAATTCAGAACACATACCTTCACGTTTAATCGCAGAAGGCTCCGCCGCAATAATTGGAACCATAGACATACATATAGATTCAGAATCAGCATCCTGGTCCATGTCATACTGCTGTAGACGCCAAGCAAATGGATCTATTTTTGGCAACTGTATGAATGATTCAATACCATTCTCTCTTATAAACTCATCAGGATCAGTCTTTATAACCTGAGTGACTCCATCTATAGAAACGGTCTTGTCTGGCAAGAATACAAATCTAATCTTGATATCATGAACTTTCTTAAGCGCATCATCAAGAATTTGTTTTGCCTTCATTAAGCCAGCACCATCATTATCTAGACATATAACAACATCATAAACGCTACTTCGTCTACATAGATTTAAATGGCTTTCATTAAGGCCAAGCCCACATATAGCAACACTATTCTGAAGACCATGGCTATGCGCAGTAACAACATCCGCATTGCCTTCAAATATATAAACAGGAGTTGCTTTATGTCTGGCTATATTGAATAAGTATAGTAGTTCACTCTTTTTGCCAATATTACACTTGCCATTAACTTTAGAGTTTATGAACTTGGTGCCCCTAAGCAGTCTTCCAGAATCATCCTTGACTCCATCAAACAGCATATTTCTAGCAGAAAACGTTACTGGTCTTCCATGTTCATCAAAGATTGTGAATACCAGTGTAGAAGAGTTAAATAACCTATCGTGATCAAGGTCATTTTCATCCATAAACTTATAACTAAAGCCAAGGTCTTTAAGATGATCGCGCATAGCAGATATGTCATTACATACACCTATACCTATGGATCTAGCAAATGCCTCTGTCCATCCTCTGTGAGATAATTCGCCGAGCTGAGCAATATTGAAGGGCTGCTCAGTAATATATTTAGATATAGCCTTATACAAAGAATATACGTCCATTTCATAAACCTCTTCAGTAGACATCTTTGCAAGCTCTAATTCTATATCATATTTTTTAGCAAGATACATTACAGTATCATCAATGAATGATGGCCCCATAATAGGTCTATGTTCAAGAACATGACACACATTAAACAAATCATAGGTAACGGAACAGCTTTGACATTTGAGCAATGGCACGCCGGTATCTTTATTTGTAAACATAGACATGGATGGAGAATTATCATTATGCAGAGGACTAAGACAATTTATTTTTCTTCCATGCATTACATCTATGCCATGCTCAGCAAGATAGGCAGGGAGATGCATTTTTATTTTTAAAAGTTGATCTTCTAAATTTTTAACTTTATGAAATGACATATGGTTCTTTTATAGATGGCCGTCTTTTAGCTTCTGTGCCTTACATAAGTCAGAAAAATTACAATATATATTGCTACAGTTCCAATCACCAACAGGATTCTTGGTAGGGTTTCTATTGTATGCTTCGTACTTAGTTTTAGCTATTAGACCAGCAGTATTATTTGCCTCAACTTGTTCAGGAGTGTATGTATGTTGAAAGTCTGGGTATGGAAGATCTTCGTTTTTAAGATGCTCGATTAAGACTTCAAAGCGTGATTTAATAGACTTAAAGCTAATTCTTCTATCTATATAGATATATGGGTTACCATAAAAATCAGTAGTCTCTAAACGCGGAAATATATCGTCATCTTCATGATGTAGCGTTATATGAAATTCTTTATTATTTTCAGGTCCGCCGCATGCACGATCTATATAGTTCAATACAACAAGCTCAACTTGGTCCTCAAAGGTAAGAAGATAAATAAAGGACTGAAGAACATTCATGTCTTTTGGCTTAGGAGGTTGATCTCTTGAGCCACAGATACCTTTCTTCATACTATAGTTGTTTGAGCCGAACGTTTTATTTTCAACTATCCATTTGCCAGTGCCGGCTTCTTCATTATAATTTGGACCTTTAATAAGGATGTCTATCTCGCCACTCATGTATAGATCGTGGTTAACAAACTTAACACTATTAGCAAGCCATAGGCCCATTTCCTTTAGTTTATCTATAAGGAACTCTTCCCATACATTACCAGAAGCAAATATCCATTGTGAATATAGCCCAGGAGGATTAGATTCAGGATATCCCTTATAGCGATAATAAAGCTGGCGAAGACATGCTCCGACTACCGTCCTATTATCTTCTGCCGATAAACATGAAGCAGACGAAGGATAGAATGCAGGAAATCTTTTTGTCTTAAGCTTAGAGCCAGACAAAAGATGCTTGTTAAGCAATTCATTTAAATACATATTATTTTTTACATTGATGTTATTAATTTTTTAGAAAAAGAAGAGATCTGGTTTTCAGACATAACCCCATCTTGCTCTAGAATAGAAACGACGGACTCTAATTTTAATGTTGTAGCTGCCATTACTGGCATGGTTTGTTTAAGAGTTGACTCAATAGACTCAATGCGATTTTTCAAAGAGTCTATTTCGTACTTAAGATAAGTTAAAGGAACTCCTGTATACTTCTTAAACAAAGAGTTGAACGCGATGAACAACTCTGTTTCTTCCTTAGTTAATGTCAATTTTTCTTGCATTAGAACTCGATATATAAATATCGGGAATCTTATTCAAATCTCTTATAGTATCGATATCTAAGACGGCAACTGGTATTCTCTTTATATGGAATTTAGTATTGTCTATATCGACGTACAGATCTATAAATGTACTTGAATCTAACGATTCATATTGTTCAAGCTTAGCGAGGATGGTCTTAATTCTAACCGTAGCAGGAGCGCCCACTATATGCATTTCCATGCTTTTGGCGGCTCTATTGGCAGTCTTTACATCAATATGCCTTATCCTATCACCAACGCTCTCCATGCTCATCACAAGGCAATCTATGCCTCTCTGGCTTGATGAAAACGATATGTTGGCTAAGAGATAAACTCCTGCGGACAATAGATTAGAATATTTAGAATAAATAGAAGGAAACATAGTAAGAGAGAATGTTTCCCCAGAAGAGTCCATGCAATCTAAAAATGCCATTTGATCACCCTTACCCGTAACTATCTGTTTAACTTTTAAAACTTCAACAAGAAGATAAGATATTGTCTTAGTCATATACTCAAGCTTTGCACAAGCCTTAGAGTACGTAGACAAATCTTCCTTGACCGTTCCCTTAATTAATTCAAACGGATCACCGCTAACATATATGCCAAGTAATAATTTTTCATAATTTAAAATATCAAATATAGAAAATTCTTGAAATGATGCATCTATAAAATAGCTATCTTGATCTACAATGAATTTATCTGCGACATCCTTTTCTATGACTTTAATTTTACCATTAGAAGATATATCTAAAATAAATTTCTCAAACGACCTCATCATACAAGAACGCTTATAGCCAAAAGCATCAAGAGATCCAGAACATATAAGTGCCTCGATAGACTTTTTGTTTATACCTTTAATATTAATAGACTTTACTAAAAAGTCACCAAAGCTATTAAATGGCCTAGATGCCAATATCTTATTAACGACCGCAGGGCCAAGCCCCTTTATTCCATTAAAGCCAAATAATATTGACCCGTCGCCAGATATAGAAAAGTCATTCTTAGACTGGTTAACATCAGGAGGATAAACATCTAATCCGTTACGTCTAGCATCCATGATGTATTTTGATTTTTGAGTGGGATCTTCTTCTAAGCTAATACATGCCGCAAAGAATTCTGATGGGTAATTTGTTTTTAGATAAGCTGTAAAATATGTCAAGTGTGCATACGCGATACCATGGGCAAGACAAAAGCTGTATCTAGAAAATTCTTCCATACTATCAAACAAAGAAGCCACATCGTTCCTGTCGTGGCCATTATTTACAGCGCCATCTATAAATTTATCACGAAGAGCCAACAGCCCTTCACGATTCTTCTTGGCCACTTGCTTCCTTAGATCATCGCTTTCTGGTCCAGTGAATCCACACATGTCCATAGACAGTCTAGATAATTGTTCCTGATAAATGAGGTAACCATAAGTATCTTTAAAGATATAATTATATTCGGGAAATGGAAAGTCAGCAGGAGATTCACCACTACACGACTTTGCATAACCGTCAAGGCAGCCTTCAATTCCAAGTGGGCCCATAAATTAACATGCTGGAATTGAGGAATTATACATGTTAATATTAATTATACTAATTAAGGAGATAAATATATGAAATATCCAAAAGAACAAATAATCAAAAGCATTAGAGAGATGGCGAAACATCACAGAATAACTAAAGAAAATATTGAAAAATACGGAAAAAATTATAAAATATCAATGCAACCAATAAGGAATACTTATGGCACGCTACATGCTATGAAAATAGAATTAGGCTATGAAATATTAAAAAAGGAATATTCAAAAGAAGAAGTAGTGGAAAAACTACTATCATTCTATGCCAAAAACGGATCCATATCCAAAGAACTGTTGTCAAAAAACAACTATATTAATCATAAGATTATAAGAAGGATATGGGGAAATTTTAAAAACATGTATACAGAAATATTTCCAAAAATTATTGAAGAAAATAGACTTATATCAAAATCATGCTTAGTAGCGCTAACTGTAGTATCAAAAGAATTACAGGAAGAGCCGGAGCTAGAAGCAGGATTTGATTGGCTAATAAACCCAGACACGGGGAAGCGCCTAAGGATAGACGCACTCTACAAGAATAACAACATAGCAATAGAATTCCAAGGAATTCAGCACTATGAATTTGTAAAATATTTCCATAAAACAATGGATGTATTCGAATACAAAAGATCATTAGATAAAATTAAAAAAGACTTAATTATAAAAAACAATATAAGATATATTGAAATACCACATTACTTCTCAAAAGAAGAAATTGTTGCGTTAATTAGAAATAACTCCTCAGTTTCCTGAGGGATCGGACTATATCATCACCATAGTGAAAATTTATCACATTAGGTGGTGGACGCTTAATCTGGTTATTAAGTGGACTATACCACTCCAGTAGTCTCTGCACGTTCCCAAGGTGTACCTTGGGCTTCGCTCAGGATTGACATATCTTTTTAAAAAGACTTAGCTTTCCCTGAGTTCATCCACTTCTCATTTTGGCATTTCTACCAAAAGCCCCGATCCAGGGCGTACTAAAGAGATTACGTTACTAATCTCCATAAGGCTTTTAGGTTTGCACCTAGAAGCGTATTCAGTCATCAGCGACTCTTCCATTTGAAAGATGCCAGCAGTATTTTTATTTAAAAAAATATTATACGTCGGAGCATCATCAAGGGGAATTGTTTCCATAGTAAGGACGACTCCATGTCTGTCCTTGATATATTCAAAGGCCTGCTTTAACACCGAAAGTGTCTTAAGGCCAAGAATATCTAGTTTCAAAATGTTACATTTAGTTTAGTAGACAGAAGAATATATTTACTGCTTCTAAGCTAAAAGATAAAGCCTTTCAACTTTATTCTGTATATTTCTATACAGGTCGGACTATATCATTAGCCAGTTTTTTGCTGGCCATTGGAAGCACCTATGATCATCACTGAACATAGACTGGTGTGATCACCTAGTCTCTGAACCTTCCGCACACGTATAACGCTTTAGCGGCTCGGCTGCTGATTGCCACATCCGTAATAATTTTTAAGCATTCAAGCTCACCTTTCCAGGTCACTTTGTAGCTTACTACGGTTCGCGGGTTTCCAGCAATTTCTCCAATTTATTAACGTTTCAACAAACTTTATTGAAACCAACTTTATCTACAGTGTCTGCATCAAATTGAGATACAGGCATGTCTTTAGAACTAAAGAGTGGAACATAGTCTGTTATCGGCTCGTCGGCAAGAATTACTCCAGCCGCATGAATACCATAACTTTTTATGCAACCTTCCATATTAATAGCCATGTCTATAGCCTCCTTAAGTAAAGGATCAGTATCGTATAACTCCTTTAGCTCTTCAGATGTAGCCAAAAAATCCTTAATAGGAACATAGTGTGCAGAATCAGGAAGTATCTTACTTACCTCATTACTTTTAGCAAATGGAACCTCTAGTATCCTACACACATCTTTAAGGATGCCTCTTCCTTGAGAATACGAAAATGTACCAATATGAGAGAATCCTTCTCCATACTTATT